CTACTGCTGGTGCTGGTTCTGGTGATAGTAGGTTTGATTCTAAATTTGTCATTAATATATAGTCTTCAACATTTGCAGCATAAGGATACATATTTGCCCCTGATGGCAATGTATCAACTGTATCAATATTACCAGAACTATCTTTTATATAAATATATTGTTTATAATTAAAATTTCCATAACCTAAACTATTAAGAATATTATTTTTAGTGTATAATATTGAATTAATATAATATCCAGCAAGATTTGATAAAGGTTTAGGATTAATATTCCGTGCGATTAATATGTTTGTTAGATAGCGTTTTTGTTCTACAGATAAATTTAGACTATTTACATATATATTAATATTTATATATGATGATAAATCTGGAGTAGTCCCTCCTTTTTGTTTCTTCCTTTTTCCACCACTTTGTATTAATCCACTAAATATATTATTAAAAGATTCCCAAGCAGTTTGTGCTTTTGTACCATCAAATCCAGCACCTAATCGTGATGCTAAATAATTTTTTATTGATAATGGTAAACTATTTATATCATTATATAATTGGTTATAGTAGGATGGCTGTTTAAATCCTGATGATTGATATGAAGGATTATTGATACTATTTAAATCTAAAATACCTAACTGTGTTAAACTATACAATTCACCAATACCATCATTTAAATACTTTATATTTTTTGTAGTATTATTTGAATATGTTATTGATAAAGGTTCTGTTATATATTGACCTACTCCATTACCAATTAAAATATTAATTAATTCTCTTTCTTCCCATGTATTAGGTGATGATAATGAATTTAATGTAGTAATATTTGTAGAAGTTAAGCAATTATAATTTCTAATTATTCTATCAATAAAGTTATTTTGTTCTGGCGTTCTTTCATTTTTTTCAATATAATTTTTTATTCCAGCAAATATTGTTGCGTTCTGTACAATAAAAAAATTATAAGCAGTTTGTGGATTACATGTTGCTGTAGTATCTGCTGGAGATGGCTGTGGCTGTTGTGATTGTTGCGATTGTTGTGGCTGTTGTGGCTGTTGTGGCTGTTGTGCTTGCTGTGATTGTTGTGACTGTTGTGACTGTTGTGATTGTTGTGGCAGTTGTGGCTGTTGTATTTGCTGTGGTAGTTGATTCCCTGGTAATTGAGTTCCTACACATCCTTGTAATCCTGAAAATACAATAGAATCGGAAGTATCACAGCCACTAGAAATAATTTGTGAAGGATTTTTGTTACACATATTATTAATAGAAATAATAGAACCACCTCCTTTTTTACTCTTACTTCTATTACTTCGCGTTTTCCATTTCATCTAAGTATTTGAAATATAATTTTTTCTTTCCATTTATTTCCTTGTGGATTCATATAGTATATAAGTTTTACTAAAGTTTTTTTTTCAAAATTATTTTGTAAAGTTACTATTTTTTTTAATACAGGGATAAATATTTTGTCAGAATTTAGAACAATTCCTTCTAGAACTCTTTTATTATTATACAAGTCAATATATATAAGTTCTCGTTCATAAGATTTTGCTAACTTTTGAGAACTATTAAATCGCTCAATACATTCATATGAAAACTCTTTGCCTTTCAAAGCAAACTGATTAATAATATCAACATAGCGACGAATAGGTGAAGACGCATGCGCGTATTCTCCTACTTGTAACATTGAATGATTTGTATTAGAATCTGGTAAACAGTATTTAGCAGATTCATAACATAAATAGTTATAAGAATCACTAAATTCTTCAAACTGTTTTGCCATTTCCAACTTAATACCAGATTGAGAGCGTAAAATACCACAATTTTTTTTTTTAAGAATTTCTCCAGCTTTGCTATTATAATAAAGCATTAGAATTTCAATCCATTTATGTGAATCATCTGTAACTAAACCAGAAAGTCTGTATACATAGTCTTTTAGAATAGTATAATTAAATTGTGTATCATTATATACTGATTCATATGTATATGATTTATTTACTTTTACAATAGTTTCTTTGAATTCATAGGAAATAGTTTCATCAAAACGAATAATAAGACTATAAGCAAGTCGTTCTTGACCTTGAACTAAACTCATATAATCTTGACTCAAAATCTTTGGAAACATAGGTTTTACACATACTCCTTCTTTATAAAGAGAAGTGCCCATATATTCTGCTTTTTTCATCCAACTATTTAGTTCAACCCAAGCACTTACATCCGCAATACTAATTGCCATTTTATTATCCCATAAAGTAATACAATCATCAATATCACGACAACCTTCTGGGTCAATATTAAATGTATATCCAGATAGGCGCATACGTCCATTGAATGATGGATGAATAATAGGATTTAACATTTTTGGCCAATTATAGCCGTTTGCTTTGAGCAGTGAAGCTTTTGCTTCTGCAGCACTATCTCCACAGTTTCCCAACAAATCTACAAACATTCCTTTAGGAAATTCAGAGTTATCTGGCCAACTATCAAATTTAAACACAATTAGTTTATTGGAAAGAATATCTTTAATTTTTGAACCAATATAGAAAGGGGGATACCGCTCATCCAATGGTTTACATAAATAGATAGGATTTCCATGAGTTGTGAAACCATACTTGGGACCAGTTGTTCCAAGTACTCCTACCAGAACCGGATATTCTACTCGTTTCAAAATTGTACATCCATTATCTGTAAAAGACACAGTATCATAAGGTAAACATCTATGTGCTTTTTTGGCTCCTTCAAATGTTTCAAAAGAGCCATACTTCTTTTTAACAATCAGTATATTCATTTTGTGTAATAAAAAAGATTTTATATTTTTAACCAATTTTTTTAGTTATACGCAATATAATGCTTTCTACAAAGAGCTTCATACTTATCTGCTCCACCGACATTAATAACAGAGTTATTAATATGGGTACAATTATTAATTTTACCGACATCAATTACAGAAGTATCATGAACTTTTTTTGAAGTAAAGAGTGCTTCTGTTCCGTCGTTACAGATTTTACACATTGCTTTCAGTTTTACAATAGTATCCGCAAGTGGAATCAGCTCTAGTAGATCTCCAAACGGTTTTCGCTGCGCATCTCCATCAAGCCCTGCTACAATAACATGTTTTTCATATACTTCTACTGCTTCTTTTACAAATTCAACTAAGTCTGGATAGAACTGGGCTTCTTCAATAATAATGACTTTTGCTTCTAAATAGTCTTGTTTTGAACAAACATCCGATAGATTTTTTACAGCAACATCTGCTTTACAAGAATCGCGATTGTGATTTACAATATTAGCACTATCAGAATATCTTTTATCAAATGAAGAAGTGATAATAAAGACTGGCCAACCAATCTCTTTGTATTTTCGAATAGAAGAAAGTAGATAAGACGACTTTCCACTAAACATAGGACCCATAACAATTGTTAGACTCATTTTTGATAATAAAAAAATAGTGCTTACAAATAATCAATTTTTTGTTTTATCGTTTAATTACTCCTTTAGAATTTTGAATTGTATTTGGTTTATTAAAAAATAAATTAATTATTTGAGCAATTATTATCAATATTATAGAAATTATATAATATATTTCACCTTTTTGTCCAAAAATATATGGCTTTCCAAATTCATATGGATTTGTTGAATCATATGTTTTTAAACCTTTTAGTATTCCAAAATATAAAGAAAAACTTGCTAAAATTAAAAGTATAATAATAAATACATTATTTCTTGAATATAAAAATTTAAAGAAAATAGATATACCAATTATATACTTAATAATTAGTAAAATTCCTGTTATTATTCCACTAAAAAATATAGTAAATAAAAAAGAAAATAGGTCACTTAATGATATATTATTAAAAAGTAGAAACAATCCTCCCATCTTATATTTCTTTTAAATTTTATTTAGAACCAGTAGAGCCAAATCCTCCAGTTCCACGACTAGTTTCGGAAAGGCTGGAAACAATGCTAATTTCTTTAATCCAACCCATAGATGGCGATACAACTTGTACCACACGAGTTCCAGCTACCACATTTGGTTGATGATTAATAGGAACAGCTACTGCTTTTAGATTTCCACGATACGTTTTATCAATAATTCCCGTTGAGTTACCAAGCATAATTCCAGACTTGAAGATAGAAGAACGAGGATATACATAATAATGAACTTCATGCTCTGAACCATCGCTATCCACGCGCACCATTCGCGCACGAGTTCCAAGGTCAAGAAGTTTATAGTTTTCACTCGCATCAGTCCATGATTCTACAGTATATAGGTCAACACCCGCATTGTCATCAGAACGATTAGTGGTTCCATAGTCCTTATAGTACTGAATACCTTCTTCAGTAGGCCAAAGCTCTAGGCGATAATATGATACGTTTCGTGAAGGAGTACACGCATTTGAACATACATTTGAATAAGACATTTTTTCTACTAAACATATTTTTAAAACTTAGGAAATCAATTTTTTAAAATTTTATCCAAACAACCTTGTTAAAAAATTATTTCTATTATTTCTAATTTCTTCTCTAGTATTAACAATCAATTGTTGTCTTTCAGTATTTGTTGGAATAACTACATCATTCACAATTATTTGTTCTCTTTGAGTATTTTCTGGTATAACATCAATTAAATGAACTTTACCACGTTTAAATGTAGTAGCATTATATGGTCGCGCACAATGGACACATTTTTTATCATTTCTTCTAGCCATCCATTCTTTTAACATCTCAGTTGTAAACCCTTTTTTACAACCAGTACAATAATCTATTTGTGTCCCTTCAGTAAAAGTATCTTGTGTAAACATACATACTTCATTATGTGGTATATGAATAATTTGTTCTGTATTTTCAAATATTATTTCTGGAGCTAGATTTGGTTGTTGCCTTATTCCAAAATCATGGGTATATCTCAAGCCAGCCATACCGCTTTGTGTCCTCAATGTATTAATTGTTCTATGGACTATATGTACATTTACATCCATTTGTATATTATTTACCCAATCTATTACACAATCATAATTATCAATGCGAGCTAAATTTACACCATTTTCTGCTCCATTCACTGGATTTCGTTCAGTAAAATATGATATATAATATAAATTTTGTGATTTATTATTATCTATTGTTGGATGAGGCATATGTTCTTTATTAATATGACGACAATGAAAGCCACTTAAATTAAATCTATCATGGTTATTAAGTCTAATTCTAATATTTGATACAATTTGTTGTGGTATTTCTTTATTATTTCTATCTGTTATATGTATATACATAGCAGAACAAAAATTATCAATATTATGTAATCTATAATTAAATCTTTCATGTGCAGATACTTCAAACTTATCATATATATGTTGTTTAATAACATCTTCATGTTGGGTTCCAGACATCGCTCTTCGTGGTTCAGTATCTAAATACTGATATAAAATTGATGGCTCTAGTGATTGGATAAACGTATTAAGTGGTTCTTCAATAGGTGGTTGAATATCATCCGTTTCATCTTGCTCTAATATATCAATTAAACTACTTGTTTCTATAGTAAATCTAACAGTATGAAATGCTAATGAAATTAGCCGAATAATACCACCATGTATTAATTCTGATAATTTAAAAGGCTCTACAATTACTTCATGTTGTATTCTTGATTTTTCCATACGCTCTTGAATATTTGGATAATTAAATGTTAGTTCATTTACACCATGCTCGCCGCAACTTAAATGGTTTATACGTAGTATATTTGAATTAAGTGAAAAAATAGTTTGACCGCCAATTTCTAAAGTAATTTTCTTGAAGAAATGATTATACCATGCTTGTTTATAATGATATCCGCGTGGAGCAGCATTCATTTTTATGTTAAAAATAAGTTTTTTCATTACATCAGCATGCCTTTCAACATCAAAATGAAGAATTTTATTAAAGCCTATGTCACCATTTATTCGAACTGGAATATAGTCTTCAGTCATATTATTTAGATTTAATATATGATTTATATTTCCTGTAGCAACTAATTGCATAAGTGCCATCTACAGAATATATTAAAGAACCTTTAAACTTTTGTAAATTTAGCATGATTACAACGCTCACGTACTGCTAAATTTAATTTATCATTATATTGTATAAATTTTGTATACTTGTGAAAACAGTTTTTCTGAACCCGTTTTAATTGATGTTCTTTTTGTAGCCTATCATCTTCAACCTTTTTATAAAACTTGTTTCGGAAATCTTCAATTGGATCACTATAAATTTCAGTTCCATATTTGAATTCCATTCTATAAATGGTTTAAATAAATTGTTTTAAATTAAATCATGTCTAAAATTTTACTTGAATGCAGTTTAGGAGAAGCACTCGATAAGCTAACAATTCTACATATTAAATGTGATAAAATTAGTGATGAACGTCGCGAGCACTGTTTAAAAGAGTACACTGTTTTATACAATGAACTAAAATCATATGTAAACCAGTTTTCTTATCATTATAAAATTCTGAAGGAAGTAAATCTAACAATTTGGAACCTTCAAGAAAACATACATAATGATACGAATTTAACAAGTACGTATGGAAAGATTCTAATTGAAAATGACCGTCGGTTCCGTGTAAAAAAACAGATTAATAATTTAGCAAATTCTAGTTTGAAAGAAGTCAAAGGATATGCTAAAACGAAAGCGTTTGTATATCACCACTTAGGACTAGGAGACCATTTTTGGATGAATGGCGCAGTACGTTACTTAGCAACATGTTATGATGAAGTAACAATAGTTGTAAAAAGTAATAATGAAGCAGTTGTTCGTTCTATGTATTTAGATGACCCTACTATCAAATTTTATGTTATAAATGATGATGTGGAATTATATCCTTTTGTTGTTCGTAAAGAATATTTAGAATCACAAGGTTATGTTGTATACAGTTGTGGTTATCATGTTACTCATAAACATCCATCTATTTATGAGTTCCCTCATTCATTTTATGATGATATGAATCTAGAACGTACTATTCGAACAAACTATTTTTATATAGCACAATATAGTGAATCAAGTGAATTATATAATCAAATTATAAATTTTTCAAAAGAATATATATTGATTCATCAAAAATCTTCACAGAAAAAAGTTGACATATTTAATTTACTAAATACAAATCGATTGATTTTAGATATTAATGAAAATCATTATAATAAAGAACATCCTTATCATGATGTTGCTGAGCTTGTTGTAAATCAACCTATGATTGTATACAAAGATATTATAGAAAATGCTAAAGAAATACATTGTTTAGAGTCTTCATTTTACTGTTTTGCTTCTCATTGCGACCTTTCAAAAGTACAAAAGAAAGTATGTTATGAACCTTTCGATAATTCAGCAGAGCGAATTGGAGTTTTTTCTACTGCTGCGTTAAATGCTTAAACATAAGATAAAATTATATAAAAGATGAAAGTAGCATTTATAACTGGAATTACCGGCCAAGATGGTTCTTATTTAGCAGAACTTCTGTTAGAAAAGAACTATAAAGTACATGGATTTTATCGTCGTGTATCACAAAATAATAGTTTAGTGAATATTCAACATATACTCAATCATCCAAATCTTGTACTACATAATGGTGATATGACAGATTGTTCTTCACTGCTGAATACGATACGGAAAATAGAATATACGTTTGATGAATCTAATGTTGAACGGTTTGAAATTTACAATCTAGCAGCCCAAAGCCATGTACAGCGCTCTTTCGAAATGCCAGAATATACGCTAGAATCTGATGGTCTTGGTCCACTTTATTTACTGGAAGCGATTCGCCATTCAAAATATAAGAATATTATACGGTTTTATCAAGCTTCTACATCAGAGCTTTATGGGAAAGTACAAGGGTATCCTCAAACAGAATCTACACCATTTTATCCCCGTAGTCCGTATGGTGTAGCAAAACTATATGGGTTTTGGATTGTAAAGAACTATAGAGAGTCATATAATCTTTTTGCTGTAAACGGTATTCTTTTTAATCATGAAAGTCCACGAAGAGGAAAGGATTTTGTCACTCGTAAGATTACATCGCAGCTAGGTAAAATAGTTCGTGCTGAACAAAAATATATTGAACTAGGTAATTTAGATGCGCAACGTGATTGGGGTCATGCGAAGGACTATGTAGAAGGTATGTGGAGAATTCTTCAAGCGAATTCTCCTCAAGACTACGTATTAGCTGCAAATGAAGTACATTCTGTGCGAGAATTCTGCGAAATTGCGTTTTCCAAAGTTGGCTTTAATTTAACTTGGAAAGGTTCTGAAGAGAACGAAGAAGGATATGACCAATATGGTAATCTACGCATTAAAGTGAATCCTATGTTTTACAGACCTGCTGAAGTAGATGTGTTATGTGGTGATGCTTCAAAAGCACAGAAAGAACTTGGTTGGAAACGCAAATATACGTTTGAACGTTTAGTAAGTGAAATGGTGGAAAGTGATATAAAAGCTTAATTGTTTAGTTAAGGACTTGCTGCTCGTGGTGCTGGGCTTGCTACTCGCGGTGCTGGGCTTGCTGCTCGTGGTGCTGGGCTTGCTGCTCGTGGTGCTGGGCTTGCTGCTCGTGGTGCCGGTAAACTTGATAACTGAAATCCAATTAAAATAAAATAATCAGATATTATATTAGTCTGTAGAGATAAAATCGCAGAAAAGTTGTCAGATGTAAATGCATTAATTAGATTTATATTATTTCTTAAAGTATTTTGAATATTATTAGCATTTCTACCAATAATATTTAAATTATTTGTAATAATACTATGTATTTGTGTTGGTATAGCAATTGCATTAGTTTTTATAGGGAATTGAATTAATTGACCACCCGTATGTATACCAGCATTATTAAAGATAGTTCTTATATTAACTATTACATTATATAATTGTTGTATTTTTGTTTTAATATTATCGGTTATTATATAATATTTATCTTTATCTAAAGATTTATATATGGTTCTTAAGCTAGTAATTATATCTTCATTTTGATTAATTAATACTATAATTTCTGCTACACTAATTCGTTGACCGCCTTTTTTAATATAATTTTTACGTGTTTTTCTCATCTACTATAAGCACTTAAAGTTTGTTTACAAATAATATATAAAATTGATTGTTGTGCCTAAAAATTTCTACTTATAGAAATCTTTATTTGTATAAGAAGAATGCCTGGCAGTGGATTAAATCAGCCATCGTCTGACATTGAACCCATTGTGGGTATTCAATTTGGTATTTTCAGTCCAGAAGAAATTGAACGCCGCTCAGTTGTAGAAATTACAAATGCTGGTACATTTGATGGAAATGAACCTCGTATTGGAGGCCTCTTTGACCCTCGTATGGGTGTGCTAGATAATGGTAAAACATGCCGCTCATGTGGTCAAACAAATCATAACTGTCCCGGACATTTTGGCCACTATAAACTAGCACGCCCAGTCTATTTCATTCAGTTCTTTCAACAAATTCTAAATGTACTTGATTGTGTATGTATTCGTTGTTCAAAACTACTTATTGATAAAAATGTTCATAAGAATTTGCTAAAGAAACGTGGTGAAGCGCGTTGGAAGGCTGTACTAGCACTATGTAAAAATATTGGTCGTTGTGGTCAAGATATTGAAGATGGTTGTGGCGCACGACAGCCTGACCGATTTATCCGTGAAGCGATTTCACGAATTGTAGCCGAATGGGATACGATTGGTACAGGCCTTGGAGAGTCATCAAGTGAGAAGCAGCGTCAGATTCTAGAATGTGAATATGTACTACGTCTATTCCGTCGTATTACAGATGAAGATGTTGATTTTATGGGTCTCAATCGTTATTGGTGCCGCCCAGATTGGATGATTTGTTCTGTACTTCCCATTCCTCCTCCTCAAGTACGTCCATCGGTTATTCAAGATAATAACCAGCGCTCAGAAGATGATTTGACACATAAGCTCTTTGAAATTATTCAAACAAATAATGCACTACAAGACAAGATTAATAATAATGCCAATAAAGCGATTATTGATGACCAGTACGCAGTACTACAGTACCATGTAGCTACACTGGTAGATAATCAAATCCCTGGTGTAGCACCATCGGCCCAACGCTCTGGTCGTCCACTCAAGTCCATTCAGCAGCGTCTTGGCTCGAAGGAAGGTCGCATTCGTTACAATATTATGGGTAAGCGTGTAGAGTTTTCTGGACGCTCTGTAATTACACCAGACCCAAATATTTCAATTGAAGAGATTGGTGTGCCAATTAAAATTGCGATGAATCTTACAGTTCCAGAGCGTGTTACAAAATACAATCGTTCAACAATGTATAAGCTCATTCAGAATGGCGCAGATAACTATCCAGGCGCTAAAACAATTGTGCGTAAAGATGGACGTACAATTTCACTCAAACATGTAAATACAAAAGAGATTGTACTAAATCTGGGTGATGTAGTAAATCGTCATCTTATGGACGGCGATCCAATCCTATTCAATCGACAGCCCACACTTCACCGCATGTCGATGATGGGTCATCGTGTCAAAGTACTTCCTTATAACACGTTCCGTCTAAATGTGTCAGTGACGGCACCATATAATGCGGATTTTGATGGTGATGAGATGAATGCGCATATCCCACAAAGTTATGAATCATCAATTGAACTTGCTGAAATTGCGGCAGTTCCCAAACAGATTATTACTCCAAGGCACGCAAAACCAGTGATTGGTATTGTACAAGATACTTGTATTGGTTCATACAGACTCACTCAGCCAAATGTTCAACTCACACGTCGTGAATTCATGAATATGATGATGTGGAATAAACATTTTACTGGTAAACTACCAGAACCCATGAAGTTAGGTGGGTTAGAGCGTTATAATGGTCAACATGTAATTTCTCAAATCATCCCGCCAATTAACATGGAAATGGGTAATTCACGGTATAATGATGAAAAAGTAGCAGATAATCTTGTAAAAATTAAAGAAGGAATTGTAAATCAAGGAATTTTCGATAAAGATATCTTTTCAAAACCATCCAAAGGTATTATTCATACAATCTTTAAGGATTATGGCCCCAAAGAAACAGTACATTTCCTTGACTGTATGCAAAATACAGTTGAGCAGTTTCTTGTATACAATGGATTTAGTGTAGGTATTAGTGATTTAATTGCGGATGAGCGTACAAAGCATAATATGGATGATAAGATTCGTGCCAAGAAAGCAGAAGTCGAAAATATTATTCTTCAGCTTCACTTGGACCTTTTCACAAATAATACTGGTAAATCAAATAAAGAAGAATTTGAAAATCGTGTATTTACTTCACTGAACAAAGCAACAGTCGAATCAGGTAAGATTGGCCTTGGTTCTCTTGCTGCTGAAAATAGGCTAGTATCCATGGTACGAGCTGGCTCAAAAGGCTCTGACATTAACATTGCGCAAATGTTAGCATGCGTAGGGCAGCAAGCTCCAGAAGGTCGTCGTATTCCACTTGGATTTACAGACCGCACGCTACCTCACTACAAGAAATATGATGATGGCGCAGAAGCACGTGGATTTGTAGAAAGCAGTTTCATTCGTGGACTTTCTCCCCAAGAGTTCTTCTTCCACGCTATGTCGGGTCGTGAAGGTCTAATTGATACTGCTGTAAAAACCGCCGATACAGGTTATATTCAGCGTCAGCTTGTAAAGGCGCTGGAAGACTGTGTAACACAAAATGATGGTACCGTGCGCGATACAAAGATGAATATTGTACAGTTCCATTATGGTGAAGATGGTATTAACGCAACAATGCTTGAATCGCAAAGCTTAGGCCTTGGTAAACTATCTCAAGAAGAGATTCAAAAAGAATATGGAATGGTTGGTCTTGAGCTAGGAAAAATCTTTGAAGAAAATGTTGAAATGGGGAACCAAGAATCAGTACTCAATGAATATGTAGCACAAGTACTAAAAGACCAAGAAATCATGGCAACATATGTGAATAAGTATAAAGATGTACCAAATTCTACTGCTGTATATTCACCAGTGAATATTGACCGTGTAATTATGAATATCAAAGTTCGTTTCAAGCTTTCAACTGATAATACAACCGACTTAACACCAGATTATGTAGTTGATGGTATTAATAAAGTGATTAAAAAAACTCAAATATTTAATTCAATTTGGGGCGCGTTGCTCCGTTTCCACTTAGCCCCACACAAACTCATTTACAAAGAGCGTTTTAACAAAAAAGCGTTTGATACATTGTGTGAAATGCTAATTGTAAAAAACTATCAGAGTTGGGCGCAGCCTGGTGAGCAAGTAGGAATTATTGCGGCGCAAAGTATTGGTGAGCCATCAACGCAGATGACACTGAATACGTTCCATTTGGCGGGTGTAGCATCAAAGTCAAATGTGACTCGAGGTGTACCGCGTCTCAAAGAACTTCTCAAAGTAACAAAAAATCCTAAAGCAATTTCACTAACTGTTCCACTGAAATCTGAATATCGCGCTTCACTTGAAAAGGCACGTGAAGTAGCACAAGATTTAGAACTCACAACTCTCAAAGATATTGTAACAAAAACAGCTATTTACTTTGACCCATCAGATTCTAATACAGTACTGGAAGATGATAAAGATTTAATTCACTTCTACTCATTGTTTGAAGCGCAAAATTCTGAAGAAGGCTGGTCAAAATGGTTGCTACGCATGGAGTTTGATCGTGATACAATGTTTGCTAAAAATATTAGTATGGATGATGTTGCTTTTGCTCTTGAAAAGAAATTTAGTGAAGAAGTACATCTAATCTACAGTGACTACAATTCTGAACGCTTAGTTATGCGTATTCGTAATAAAGTAGAGAATAAAGAATCATCAAAAGATGATATTCTCAATCTAAAGAAACTTCAAAACAAACTACTAACATCTATTGTAATTCGTGGAGTATCTGGTATTAAATCAGTATCGTACAGAGAAGATAAAAACTACTATGAACTTCGCGATGGTAAATACGAACAGATTACACAATATATTCTTGATACAGATGGTTCAAATTTCCTTGATATTATGAATCATCCTTATGTAAATGGAAATGGTGTACTAAGTAGCCATGTACATGATATTTATGAAAATCTTGGTGTTGAGGCTGCTCGTGCTACGCTACTAGCTGAAATTACAAATCTGTTTGCTGATGCGGGTGGTGTTGATTTCCGTCATCTTGGATTACTATGCGATTGGATGACTCGCATTGGTAAACTATTATCTGTTGACCGTTATGGAATTAATAAACAAGATATTGGTCCGCTTGCGAAAGCGAGTTTTGAAGAAACAGAAAAGATTTTACTCAAGGCCGCACTATATGGTGAGATTGACCCAATTACAGGTGTATCTGCGAATATTATGACTGGTCAGCCGATTAAAGGTGGTACTGGATTCTCAGAGATTCTACTTGATGAAAATGCGTTGATTCGTCTACAAGAAGGGTTGCCACCTGTTGAAGAAGGTGAAGAAGAGGAAGAAGACTATGAACCAACACAAGAAAATATTGAGGAAGCGCTGTATGAAACAAGCGAAGACAAGTGTGCAGCGATTAATCTAAAACTCAATGTTGCGCTACCATCAGAAACAACACGCATTGAAGAGCCTGATGTAGATATGTATACAATTGATGAAGATGATTAAAAAAGTCTGGTCTAAATAAAAGCTATATAATATATGTATGGAGCAAATTATTGTAAAACCACCATGGAAACAAATAGTATTTTATAAAACAAAACCATATACTAAGATAAATATTGAATATAATGATTTTTTATTGGAAATACCAAAAGAGTTATTTGAAAAGAAGAATGAAATTAATGTATATGAAGAATCACATAAATGGGAACTTGCTAAAAAACTAGCAAATCCTTATGAAATGGTATATACACATGAAGAAAAGTTTCCGTATCCAAACATTAGCTTAGTGAAACCATTAAGTAGAAGTTATTTCAAACTGATTGAGATCCTTAAGTCAACAGATTTTTTAAAAGATTTACCAAAAGAAGTTCAGTTTTTGCGTTCTGCGCATGTTGCGGAAGGCCCTGGTGGATTTATTCAAGGATTTATTGATTTGGTTGAAGAATCAAAACGAAAGATAAAACGGATTGATGCTATTACATTACGCTCTGATAAACAGCATGTGCCAGGTTGGAAAAAGGCATCAAATTTTTTAAAGAGGTTCTCACATATTATAAATATATCATATGGTTCTGATGAGTCTGGTGATATTTATAAATCAGAAAATCAAGACCATTTTATAAATACTATACCTCAAAAGGTTCACTTATTTACAGCAGATGGAGGGTTTGATTTTTCTGTAGATTATTCATTACAAGAAAAAAATATTTTTGGATTACTTGTGTGTTCTTTTATAATTGGTTTACAAGTGCTAACAATAAATGGAATGTGTATTATTAAACTATTTGATACATATAGTGAATCAACACAAGCATTAATATCATTATGTGGAAGTTGTTTTAAAGAATATTCTTTATATAAACCAGCTGCAAGTAGGCCATGTAATAGTGAACGTTATTTTATTGGTAAAAAGTATCGAGGAATAAATTCTGAAGTGCTAAATATTTTAAAAACAATATATTATAATACAACTCAAAATTTATATCCAAGTCTTAAATTAGCAAGTGAAGAAAAAGAGTATATCAACTCTATTTCTAAACATTATGAAAAAAATCAAATAGAATGTATTAATTTAGCAAAACAATTTGCTGAAAATCAAGAATTATTTAAAAACTATTATAAAGAGTTTCATACTATATCATTGAAATTTTGTAATGAATTTAGAATAGCTACAAAATCTAATCTTTCTTAGTAACATATTTATTTTTTAGCTGTGTACCCACACGAATTGATGCTTCATGTTGTGTTACGCTTGAAGAAGCCATTTTATCAAGCATTGTAAGCATTGTTTTAAGTATATCTTCGCTATATCCTTCTTTCGTAGCAACCATAATAAATAAATGGGGGAAATTGTTCGCAAACTCTGGAGCAGCTTCCTTCATTTCATCAAAGGTTTTACCTTCTTGTCTAAGTTTTTCTACAATTTTAATATTATCACGAATAAAAACAGCACGATCTTTCGCTTGTTGAGGCTCTAACGGCGGTGGCGGAGGCTCATCTTTTAGTTTTGGACCTCCTTTCTTGTTAGGTTGACTCATCTTTTATACCTATGTATAATTTTAAAAGTTTAAGTTCTAAACACAAATTTAGAAATGGATGAGTTTGATACACAAATGGAATTAGATGATCAAAAAATACAAGAATTTCGTAGCATTTTACAAGAAATTAAAAGAGCAGTTCATGAAAAATATTTATACAGAAGTCAAAATACAAATGAATTAAAAAATGTCGAAAAAGAATTAGTTAAATTTTTTAAGTTATTATATCCAATTGTTTATAATAACAAAGGCTTAAATGTTATTCCAGAAGAATTACTTTACTTACGAAACAAGTTTTATGATGTGTTACAAAAATATCCTCGTTCAACATATTATTCAAATAGAATCAAATATTATTTGGTAAATGATTTAATAGATTATCCGTTTGATAATACACCAGATAGTAAAATAGTACCTAATACAACAGATTTAACAAAAATATGAAATACTGTTAGATGACGGAACACAAGTTTGTTAAATCAAAACCTTATAGTTTTTTAACTGGATGCCCGGAAGGATATCATAAACGTAGTTCTTATAAGTCAGTAAAAGGTAGAACTGTGCCTACAAGATGTGTGCGTTCTACAACAACAAAAACTGAAACATCCAAAGAGTTTAAACGCAAAGTTACAGCAAAACAAACTCGTCGTTTATCTGCTGCGAAACAAAAGCTTTTACCGAGTATTCGTTCACTATCGCGTAGAGCATGCCCGCCCGGTATGATTGAACGTAAAGAGTATGCTCGCAAATATTCTACGGCTGTACTTAAAAAAGGTTTTACAACTCGTAAAGGTAAACGATTCCCCCATAAATCAAATTTAACATATGTTGGACCACGATGTGTAAAAGATACTGGCTTACCCGGCAAAGGAAAACAGTCTATAGGACCGCTACGCAAAGGTGAATTAAGCAAACATGGCTATACAATGAGAGAATCTGAAGAATTAAGACACAAAGCTTTAAGAAAAGCAATTGATGAATATGGGGCATTAGGTGTATATCGTAAATTAGATGCTGTAGCTAAACTTACAGAGCGCACAATTCCAGATGCTTCAAAAATTTATTCAAAAGATCGTAGTTGGGTGAAAGAATCATTTAATCTGAAAGCATTTTAAAAATAATATATAGAAGAAGATGAAGTATGGATTTGTAGTTTCTACTTTTGTGGCGCTATTAGTAATAACAATTGTGACAGTGTATGCGGCACCATTAGGATTAAGAGGTGTATTTACTGAAGGATTTCAAAACAGCGATGCTGTAATGAATCTAAAACTTGCTCGTGCTAACTTAGCAAAAGAAGGTTTCCAAGGTACAGCTGTAAACCCTGTAGTAATCCCTCCCGCTCAACCTCAAGGAATTACAACAACAACAACCAAAGTAGGCCAAAATAAGCCTGCTACAGTTGCTACACCAAACATGAATATGCCTGCGATTCCTATGCCAACACCCACACCCACACCTATGCCTACCCCTTCAGTAACACCTCCTCCCAATGCTGCGATGATGGGAACACAGACACCAATGCCTCCTATGGATGTAAGTGGGGCTCAAATGCCTGGTATGCCAAATGTACAAGGATTTGAAAATATGGGTGTTGCTGATAATCAAGGTAGTATGTATCGTAAAGAAATGAAGGAAGGTTTCCGCTCTAACTATGCTGAAGTGAGTAATGGCGCCAAAGATAAATACCAACCTATTGGCGCATTTGATGGTGTGACACTGCCTACAGGAAATAAAGTTTCTTCTTGGCGTTACACTGCGCCTGATGAACCATTATTAGGTGCGCCTTTCAAAGTTGGTGATGATGCGTTATTTATTTTTAAGAATAACCAATGTAAACCCGAGTGCTGTGGCGCTAGCTTTAGCTGTAGTGGAGGTTGTGTTTGCACTACACCCGAGCAGCGTGACTATATTAATGGACGCGGAGGAAATCGTACTGCCCCAGCAGATGATTAAATATAAATAAATAATATAAAATACTATTATATTTATAGAAATGGGAGGAGTTTTTTCAACTGAAGGACCCCGTGGACCAGCAGGGCCAAAAGGGGATAAAGGTGATAAAGGCGCTACAGGTGAGCGAGGTCCAGTAGGTCCAGTAGGCCCTACAGGCGCTACAGGTGCTACAGGTGCTACAGGTGCTACAGGCGCTAGCCAACCTTTATCTATACCAAATTTTACAAGTTTACAGAAAAATTTTTTACAAAGAAATCCAATAAGTTTTGAACGATATTTAATAAATGAAAAACAAATAACACTTGGTTATCTAAATTATTATATGCAAAATAATTCTCAACAAGAAAAACAATATTACAATTTTATTTATTCTTGGTTAAATACTAATTTAAATCCTAATAATATTGATACATTATCAAATAACTTTAATATTGCTTTAGCCGATTGGTTACAAAATAATACAACAGTCTTTAATACTACTACACTACCAAATAGTATTAAACTAGATTTAATTCAATCATATATATTATTTAGATTAAGTGAAACTATTATTGGTTCTTCTTTTACATTAGAAGATTTAATAAATGATATTAATAGTAATAATACAGTAGAAAATGCAACTATACTTAATAACCAATTAAATAGTTATTTTGTAAGTTCTATTTTAAATATGAGTACAAATAAAACAATACATACATCTGTAGAAATAATGTTTAGGTTTATGGTATGTAATTCTATCCCTGCAAATCGTTATTCATCGGGTGATAGAGCCGCAGCAAATTGCGCCAGTTTACCAGCACCAACAGCACCAACAGCACCAACAGCACCAGCAGGAGAAGCAGTAGCACCAGCAGCAGTACCAGCAGCAGCAGGTTTCCGCTCAGGTCCTCGTGAACATTTTCAAAACAAAAGTTTTAAAGGTTCATACTTTACATCAAAATATATTCCGACTGATTATCATCCGTTTTAATAGATACTATGTATGATATTACAATTATTGGTTGTGGAATAACTGGAATGTTAGTTCTTGCTATATTACAACAGCATAAGTTTGATATGACAAAAATATGTGTAATTGACCCATATTTTGATGGAGGAAATCTTTTAAGAAGTTATGGCTCTGTTATAAGTAATACACCACTTATAAAAACAGTAAATGCTTTAAAATATATAAATCAAGACTATACATTGCCAGAACAGTTTTCTAATCTTGATTTAAATTCTACAACTCCATTATGGATTTTAGCACAATTAATAAAAGATATTGTAAATCCAGTACTAAAAAATATAGATACTATTCAATCAACCGTTCAATCTATTGAATATACATCATATTTTAAAATTCAAACAGAAGCATCTGAAATTACATCAAAAGTAATACTACTATGTCAAGGCGCTGAATCCAAATCTTTACAATGTAATATTCCAGTAATACCTTTACACATAGGATTAAATGAACAATTGTTACGAAACTATGTTTCATCAAAAAATAAGGTACTCGTTTTTGGAACATCACATAGTGGTTGCTTAGTCTTAGAAAACTTACATAAATTAAATATTCAAACAACTGCTGTCCATAAATCAAAAGCACCATTCTTATTTGCACGTGACGGAGAATATGATGGAATAAAAGAGGAAGCAGAGCGCATAGCACAAGATATTTTAAATGGTAAACATAATAATTTAACTTTACTAAATATATCACAAATTGATAAAATTATAAAAATATCAAAAACAGCAGATTATGTAATATATTGTATTGGATTTGAAACAAAACAAACTATGAAAACAAATTTTGATTTAACAAAATATGATTCAAGAACTGGAAAATTAAAAGATATTGAAGCAGCATATGGATTTGGGATAGCGTATCCATCAGCAGCCCCGGATGGAATTCATGTTGATGTAGGTATTATTTCATTTGTAGAGCATATTCAAAATCAGATAGAAGATATAAAAAAACTTATTTAATAGATGGCGACAAATACACCTAAAAATAGTTTAGGAGAATTTTATACAAATCTTACTAAAACTGCGAATAATGGATTAAATAGCCTTATGAAATCTACAAATTCAGTTGTAAATTCAGCAATGAATGTTGTTCAAAATACACCACAAACAATAAATAGTTTATTGCCATTATCAAATAATTCTAAAAAAAATAACAGTTTATTTGGATTATTAGGAAATAATAATACTACTAAAACACCAAATGTATCAGTAAATACTAAAAACTCAAATAGTGCTGATGCTTGGGGATTTGCTTGGCCAGTACTTTTATTTATAACAATAGCAATATTATCTATTATTATTATTGTTCGTTATAAAGATCAAATTGTAGCAGGTATTAACAATATAAATCAAAAAATTCGTGATACTTTCAATAAACCTACAACTCCGTTAGTGGATGCTTCTGAACCACCTCCAACAAATGTTACGGAAGAACCTATACCACCACAAGATGAATTAACTGCACAAGCAGATAAACGTAAAAAAACATCTGATATATTGGATAAAGTAGCTCCTATAGGAAATCCTGAAGTATTTAATGTAAGTAAAAATGAATTTACATATTATGATGCTGAACCATTATGTAGAGCATTAGGTGCTGAATTAGCAACTTATGACCAAGTCAAAGAGGCGTGGTCAAAAGGGGCTGATTGGTGTAACTATGGATGGGTGAAAGGACAAGCGGCAGTATATCCAATTCAAGAAGAAACATATAATAAGATACAAGCTGGCCCTGAAGAAGAAAAGAATTCTTGTGGTATGACTGGTTTAAACGGTGGATATTTTGAAAATCCTGAGCTAAAGTTTGGTGTAAATTGTTATGGTGTGAAACCACCTCAATCAGAAAATGACCAAGAACTATTAATGAAACAAGGTAAAATACCACGTTCTGTAGCGGCTCTAAAAATTGACCAAAAGGTTCAAGAATTTAGAAAAAGAGCAGATAGTGTTGGAGTTCTCCCATTTAATAATGATAAATGGTCTAATCTCTAAGCATTATCAAATCTTGTAAATTTATAATGATTTGATGCATTTAACTGATCTAATAAATATGGGTCCATATTTTTTAGAACTTTAGGAGTTTCATCTTCTGAATCACTATCTTCCATAGATTGTACATAAAGGGCATGAGCATCTGATTTATCAAGATCAATATATGCCCAAACTACATGAAGAATATGAATTTCTGCTTCTTCAAAAAAGTTAAATGTCATATTATTCCAGTCTTTCCAAAATATTTCCCAATCTATACTATGATCAAAATGTTCATATGAATCATCATATTTAATATTATTTGGAATTGGAAATTTATAAAATCTGTTTTTATCTAATTTATATAATAAACTTACAATAGTGTTAGCAAATACTTGGCGTGATACACAAATATTATAACCATTTTTTTTAATGAATAAAATTAATTCATCAATAAATCTATGTAGTAAATATTTAATAGAAGTTTCTCCATGTTTTTTAAAAAACACGGTTTCATTTTGCCATTTATGAAAATCTTCTTCCATTTTAAATATAAAATATAGTATTCTAAAGTAATTTATACATTAAACTTTAGGTTGTTAGGTCTTTGATCCAGTCCGTTGTATTCACAAACGCCCGTACCACAAAAGATTTACTTTTGTGTTCCAGGCTGTTGTATTCACAAACGCCCGTACCACAAAAGATTTACTTTTGTGTTCCAGGCTGTTGTTACCACAAGCACCTAGACCTTTGGTCCAGGCTGTGGTGGTAACTGTGGTATTTTTTTTAATTTTGATATGACTTCAAAATCTCTATTTTCTTTTACAAATTTTATTATATTAGAAGTATCATCACTCATTTTTTTAGATTCATAATATTTATGTAAAGAATCTTCTAAACTTTTAAATGATAATGGATTACTGTGTTTTTCATCAACAACTTTAAGTTTTCCACCAACTATTTGAATAATTGCGTTTTCCATTTTATTTCGTTTTAATTCATCAATTATGCGTTTTTCAAAACTATCACGAACAATGCGAGCATTTTGTGTTTGTTTTTGAAAGTTTGAAGCAAGATTGTCGTAATGTACATAGTTACGGATTAAATTAGCTATATCTTCTTTTTCAATAACTTGATTCATAATTATATAGTATTTTTATATTTATAAAAAATAACGCTATAACTGTTTCATTTTAATATAAATATATATACAAACTGTTATAATACATACAATAAGGATTATAAAAAGGACTGTCGTAAGAATAATATAAGGGAAAATACGCTCTAATACATGATTTAACAATGGGTCAATTAAATATACTTGAATATATTTACGTGTTTCATCATTACTTAACATTAAAAATGTTTTTTCTATAAACTTCTTAAATATATCGTTTTTCTTATCAATCATTTATTTATTACACCTAAAGATTAAATCAATATAAATCGCAGAATGATTTTTTCAAGGCCAGAACTATCATTACAAACAAATAGTTATAAAATACGTATATTTGATAAACATCAATTCTCATATATGGAGACCAGAACTAATTCGTTAAATAATTCATTTTATGATACTATTAATATCGAAGATGATAAATTTAAATCTGTAGTGAATAATTTTGCAAATGTAGTGTATCAAGAAGGTGCAGGATGGTTTGCAACAGCCATTAAACCTGAAATTTTTCTCAAAAAAGTAAAACATACTTTTGATGAAATACCAAGATGTGAAAAAAAACCCTACGGCAACACTGTAATATTTACATGGGTCCCGTATCAATTAGAAATTACATCAAAGTCTTTTGAAATTTCATGGGAGATTTTTAAATATGAAAATTATGATTCTATTATTCCATCGAATTTTATTGATTTTTCTGAAGAACTTGAAATACAACCCCGAACTATAGTAATTCAGCAAAACGAGATTATTGAAAATGCTGAAATCCCTTTTGATAGTTCCGAGCAAGATGTCCATCCCATTTCATCCCGAGCAGCAGGAATGCTTCTCAAACAGAAAGTACGTAAAGCAAAACTAAAAGCTGCTATAGCAACAATGAAGGCGGAACGACTGGCTGAGAAATACTTCCGACGCTACGGAGTACAAACAGATTTAGATTCCGATTCAGACCTTTCTTTTGATTCAGATGAAGAAGATTCTCAAGAAGAATAAATTTGAATTTCTGTAAAAATATACACTTATATTATTACAGAAGCAACAATGGCAGCTATCAAGAATTCTTTTAACACAGTCGTTGGATTTGTTTTAGTTGTAGGTGTTATAGTACTGAGTTTAATGTATTTACAACCTAACTTATTTGCTCCTTCTGAAGGTTTCAGAGATTCAACCTTATCTGCCGCCGCGAACTATTCCGAATCTGCTGGTCAAAATGCTATTAATGGGCGTGTTCGTGAAGAAGAAGTAAAGGGTAATCCTGATGTAGTTCCTAATAGTCCTTCCGGCCCTGCTGATTTTGGTAGTGCTGAAGCTCCTTCTGGATGCTACCCCCGCGATCAACTAACACCATCTGAGCTGTTACCTAAAGATGTAAACAGTGTGTGGGCTGAACAAAACCCTATGGGTAACGGCTCACTAAAAGGTAAGAACTTCTTATCTGCTGGTGCTTTAATTGGTGTAAACACTGTTGGTCAAAGCTTACGCAATGCGAACTATCAATTACGTTCTGAGCCCCCAAATCCTCAAGTACCTGTATCAGTATTCTTAAATAGTACAATTGAACCCGATGTGAATCGTCGCAATTTAGAAATCGCTTAGATTATATAATACTATTAAATAGTAAAATGTCTTTTAATCCCATTAATGGTATTAAAAAACTTTTTGGCTTAGGTCAATATCCAATGGTATATGTAAGAAGTACTGTTGATAATAAAGAATATTTAGTGCGAGATCTACCCGATAAACAAGAAGCAGCAAATTTGATGGCTAAAGTACGATTAAAGCTTTCAAATCTAAAGGTTCATCTAGAACAAAAATATCCTGATAAACCTCAAGTAAAGCAATTAAAAACAAATTTTGAAGCAAATCCATCACGCTTTTATGAATCAACACCTGATGCTGATTTAACAAGTTATAGTGTAAATAAAGGCGAATCTGTTCATTTATGTTTACGTCAACGAACATCAAAAGATGATAATTCTGATGCTGCTAATAAAGAAGCACTTGTTGATGAAAATGTTATAATGTTTGTATCAATACATGAAATGGGTCACATGATAACAAAATCTGTAGGGCATGGTCCCGATTTTTGGAATAATTTCGCATGGTTATTAAAAGAAGCAGAATCAATTGGTATTTATAAAGCGCAAGATTTTAGAGCACATCCTGTTAAATATTGTGGAATGTCAATCACAGATCAACCATCATATGATCCGTCAAAAGATGGAACTGATTTATCAATAGGAAGTGTAGGTTAAATAGATGGAATCTCCGACATATGAAGAAATGTTTCAAAATTTTGTAAAATCAATTACAAAACCAAAAACATTAACATCATTAAGATATGATTCATTTAGAATCATACATAATAATGAAGAGATTGAATTAGATGATATATATACAATTAATACAGTATATGATTTAAAGTTAGCAATTTATGAAAAGTTTGGATTTGAAGATTTTGCGGCTCCAAATAATCAACTAATATTATTAAAAGAAGCATCAACATCTGGCAACGAAGCATTAGATTTTAGATGGGACCATACATTAAGAAATCCATTATTTGTAATATCTGGAAAAGAACCATTATTAACTGAATTTGTAACAAATGAAGGTACAAAACGTATTGTTGATATTCAAATATATGATAATATTTTGATTGAAAAACGTTTAAGAAAAAGTTTATTACATTTATATTTTTTAAAAGATATACTTTCATACTATAATGGAACGACCCCTATACCAGAAAAGGAATATTATGGAAGATTATATCCTTATTATCCTTTGCTAAAAATAAACGAATCTTATCCAAATGAGCAAGATAAAATGATTTTACAAACAAAATTTAATCTTTTTAAGAAAAAACGAGAATATATACAAAAAATACAAGTATTATTAAGTGATGATAATCCACTTGTTCCACTAACATTTTCTGGATTTCGTAGTCTAAAAATGTCATTTTTAAATAATTCTTTTGAAAGTGGTATTGAACCACTATTTTATGAAATAGATGTAAATGAAACTCTTCCATATTTACGTTTTATACCTGTCGGTTCAACACCTATTTCAAAAATTCATTTAAGCGATGAAGCACAAAATATACCAAGTGTATATGATCCAAATCTAATTAAATCATGGAGCGATGAAAAAAGCCCAACTTCTGATCGTGATTTTATAATGGGTAAAATTTCACTAAAAACAACTTTTATTAATTTACCATATATTTATGGTACTTTAAGATTCTTTGATGATGATACTTTCGATGTAACTATACAACCTCCAAAGGATATAAGAAAAGTAGACCCTTTTATTGATTTTGAAAATTTTATACCAAGTATTATAAACGGATTAAAACGTGTAAATAAAAATAAAGAAGTACCAACATTAAATTCTACAAGTTTAATATTTGGATTAAAAATGTCAAAGGAAATAACATTATCTAAAAAACAGTTTGAAAAGCGTTTATCTTTATTTAAACCTTTCTTTCAAGAAATTCCAGCTTTACCAAATGACCAACCATTTGCAATGTTAAGATATAAAATTGTAGATAATTATATAACGGAAGATAATATATCAACATTTTTGAGTTTATTAGCACATAAAAAGATGTTAAAAGGTGAAGCAACAATTTCTGAAGCAATACAAATGGTTTCAGAAGAATTTCAACTTGATTTAGAAACATCTCGTAAAAAAGTATCAAATTGGCTATCTCAGCGTGATGAAATTCAACCAGTTGTAGCTGGTGAATCAAAAGAATATGTACCATATAATAATTCTGGTATTGATATAGCTATTTATCAAAAGAAATCTATATACGCAATTCATATTACTAATGTAAATAGTATTGTTAATCTAGAGCGTATTATAACTGCTTTTAAGCTTATATTTAGCTTAGATGAACAGCTATTAAGTATATCACCAAAAGAGGCTATACAATTACAACAAGCTGAGCAAAAAGTGAATGAGTTACAACGTGAAACATTATCTTCCGTTGAATCAAGCGATGAAGGTGATGCGGCAAGTGTAGGTGATTATGAATATGACCCATTAATGTTTGAAGGTTTAAATTCATCAAATAGTAGTGAAGAAGATACACGTTCTATTAAAGAAGAAATCGCAAAGGATATTCTTCCAGCAGATGTAGAGTTGCGTGGAACAGAAATTAAAACAGCAGAAATTAAAAAGCCGCCAGTTCTTGAAGAAGAACCAGAAACTGCTAAAGAAAAAGGTTTAGCAAATTTCTTTTTAAAGAAATTAAAAGATGTTGATTCTGCTTTATTTGAATATACACCTAAAAATCCATCTGAAAAACAGTATGTACAAATGTGTGCTGCGAATGAAATGAGACAACCATCAGTATTGACACAAGAACAATATCAAGCAATGATTGAAGAATATGGCGATGATGTAATATTTCAAAAATATCCACTAGAAGAAGGTGAAAAGGATATTGTTGATGTACGAAGTGATCCAGATAAGATAGTTACTGTACTAGAATATGGGTCAAATCCTCGACGTATGAATTATTATGTATGTAGTGAATTTTTCTGTACACGTGATGAAATTGTTGTGTTAAAAGAAGATTTTGTAGGAACAGAGTTACGTCGTCCTATCAAACAATCAGATGGTAGTATGAGAACAACAAAACCACGAAATACATGTCCATTCTGTATGGGGAAACTTGTAGTAAATCGCAAGAATCCTAGCCCTGGTGAAACTGTACTCCAACGTATTCCTAAACGTAGTTCTGATAAACGCCATGTATGGGTTGATTTTCTAAAGAAAACAACTCATCCAGATGGATTAAAGTTACCATGTTGTTTTGTTCGTCCAAGTCCAATTACATTTAAAGATACAGAATCTGGATTTTTAAAGAAAAAGAAGAAAGTTGAAAAAACTGAAGAAGATGATGATGATGACGAAGAGCATCTAGAAACATTAGAATCTGGAGTTCCAATTATAGATTATGCTACAACACTTTATAGAATTGATAAAAAATATATTATAGGATTAACTGATAAATATTTACCTTTAGAAATTGGTGATCGCGATGGTCCTCAAGTCGGAGTTTTACCCCAAAAGCTAAATGAATTATTTGAACAAGATATATCAAAAATTATAGCACGTGTTGGAAATCCTCAGAAGGTGCTACCAAATGCAAAAGGGTTTTTACGTATTGGTGTAGAAAATCGAGGGCGTTATAAATATGATAGTTTTCTTGCTGCAATAGCCCCTTTTTATTTAAAGAATTCTGCCTTTCAAATGAAAAAGCGTTTAAATGAAGTATTATCATCCGCAAAACTTTTCACTAATTTAAATTATGGTAATATGGTACTTGAATTTTATGATCCAAATTATGAAATAAAAGAAGTATTTAATAATAGAGTATGGGCAGATAAAAATTTAGATATTGATTACAATGAAAATAATAAAGAAGAGGTTGACCGAATTATAAAATCGTACTATAAATTTAAAGAATTCTTATATTCAGATTCTACAACAAAAGAATATAGACAATTTGCTCATCTATTAGCACAACCAGGATTAGTACAAGGAGATAATCGCCCTGGAATAAATTTTATAGTTTTAGATATTAAAGAAGATGAATCTATTCATGTACGCTGTCCTCCATATGGATATCATAATCGATATATGCAATATAATGATGTAGCATTCTTATTGCATCATCATACTGGTTCATGGGAACCTATCTTCTATTTAGATAATGCTGTAACAGGGTTAGAGTCAAGACAACCATATACTTTAACATTTCAATATGCCAATTATGCTTCATGGCCAAATGTAGCAAAAAAGATTTATGGTCAATATGTAAAAGCATGTGATTCTTCACAACGTATTATTTATACAACTCAAAGTTATATAAATGCAAACTCACTTATACCTTTAACATTAGCAGAAAATTTAATATATAAATTAAAACAAAAATCAAACCTATTTTCTTACAATGGTATATTACGTGATCCTTATAATCATATTAGCGCAATAGTATGTAGTGAAAATAGAACTGATAAACGAATTAACATTTTAGTTCCCGTGATCGATGATGGATTAATTGGTTCATCCATCAACAAAGATATATATTTACATCCAGATGATATTGAATATGAATCATTAGAAGAAACAGTGCGAATTTATAATCAATATATACTTCCAACATTTTCAAGATATACAGGATATGCGCCAATGAATATTGTAGTGAATTCTGATAAATTAATTGTAGGATTACAACTAAAAAATTTATTATATGTCCCTGTGAAAAAGGCGCAAACAACACAAGTTAGTCTTCCAATTGTAGAAGTTGACGAATTTGAATGGGAGATTAATAAAGATATATTATTTGGAAAAGATGAACAGTTTCAAGAAATTCAAAAGAAAGTATTAGAACAAAAAGAATTTGAAGAAATATATCAACATTTACGTTTAACGTTTTCTAAATGGTTAGATTCGAAAGGTTCAATTACAAAGCGAAAACTAGAAGATGATATTATATTTAATTCAACTATATCATTAAATGATAAAAGAAGACGTTTTATTACATTATTTGGACCACTCATACAAAGTTGGTTTAGTACTGAAACAAATGAAACAGAATATACATCTTTACTTCGTAAGGACTGTATTCAAATGAATTCTAAAGAATCTTGTACAGATAGATGTGTATTTACAACTGAAGGAAAATGTAAGATTCATATTTCAGAACAATTCAAAGAAATTAATTTAGGAAACTATTTAATGTTAAAACTATTTGATGAAATAATACGATTCGCAGAAAAAAGAAGAGAAATTTTTGAAAATGAAATTTCACAACTTGTATTTTTAGATAAAGCGATTCGCATTGGCGATCAATTTATTGTGCCAGAAAATACTGCTGAATGGTCAGATTTCTTACGATTTTCTTTTACAGAAACACATTATGAAAAACCAAAGTTTATTGAAGAATTTTCTAGTGAAGCAGATGAAGAATCTGAAAAAGAAGACAGTATTGAGTTAAAAGAACTACCACTTGGAATTAAATCAATTTTAAATCCAGATGATCCTAAAACAAAACTCTTAAAATATAATGAACTTACAAAAGAAACATCACTTGTTCCAATACTAGATGAATTAAGCATTGATGCTGCTGGTATAGGATATACAGATAGTATAACATTTAATTCAGTAATGTTAAGTAAAATGTATAGAGCAAAAAAAGCAGCATTTATTCAAATAAATATGCTTACAAAAGATTTTGACCCTAATAAAAATATTACAATTGTTGGATTTAAAAATGCTGAAATTAAAGATATTTATATAATATTTATTGGGTTAGGGTCGAGTGGCCTTATTGTAAAAAATATTAATTTAACACTGAAAGTCGATGACTTACCACAAATTCTTAAACAAGTTATTCTTCCTCCATAAAAGCACATTCTTCAATTGGTAGAATAACGTATTTATTTACATTCATATCTAACGCACGCTTGCGACATTCAAGCATACCTTCAACTTCATCTTCAAGCATATTAAGACGAATCAATCTATAATTTTTGTTATCAGGATGTAGAATAACTAAACATAAATCTACAACATTCAATCCATAAAACTTTTCAAGAAAATATTTGTATATATTCAATTGAAGAGTATAATGCCAATAGTTACAATCCGGTAAATGTGATACTGGACCAAACCCATTTGAAAAGTTATTTGCTGTTTTAATCTCTTTTGAACGTTTCCAATCATAAATTACATAACCCTTTAACTTTTTACTGTAGAATACCATATCAATAGAGCCGCAAAGTAAGTATTCGCGCATCCATACTTCCCATTCTGAACGATAAGGAACAAGGTCGTCTTTTACATCATTCCAGAAGTTCATAAAATACTTCCATTCTACAGTACTATAGTTTGCTGGGTCAATAACTTCTGATGAACCATGAAGAAACTGCTCAATCGCTAAATGCATCGCGGTCCCTTTAGTAGATGCTTCTTTCCCAGAATCATTCCATGTTTTTTTAATTTGATCAGCGGTCATACCATACCATACACTTGATGTCCATTTTTTGGATTTCATCATTTTCTGAATCGTGGCATCAGGGTCAAAGTGAGGAAAGAATTCATGGATAAACTTTGTACATGATATTACCTTTTCTGAACTACCATCGATATAATATGTATGTGTGGGTTCATGAAAGACAATATGGTCATCTCGTGGATGTTTATTTATAAACGAAAGTTTTTGCCAAGGTTGGGGCATAGTACTAATTGTACTATTACGCAGCCTTTAAAATGGTTTCAATTTTTAGTAACTTTTTAACAAGTTACAGATTTATATTTTGCCCCTTTTATATATTTACCTGTACCATAATCATTAGGATTTTCACTTACACAATATGAATTATAGTAATCCGTAGATAGTTTATAGCCAGATTCACAAGTATAGCAGCCTCCATTCTTTAGTTGAGAACCAGCAGGGCATTTACAGTTATTGCTAAACCCTTCAGATGTAACGGAAGCATATATAAGAAAGGCAATTAATAATACTATTACTATAATTGGCAGAATATATTCATTTACGTATTTCATTCTAAATTAGGATAACAAAAAGGTGCGCTCGCTTTAAAGGGGTAATCACGACTCACACATTTGTTATCTACAAAATTGTGGTTATCGGGACAGTTACAGCGTTTAGAAACCGGATACATCTTTGTTCCATTCCATGCTGGATATATTTTAGAGTCCCAACGAGCTACTCCACGATAATCACCAAACCCTTCAGCAGTACGTAACATAATAAAAACAAGGGCTACAAGTAAAAATAATAAACTAATAAAATTTAATAATAGTTTCATCTACTTAATAATCAGAATATCCCGCAAGTTTCATATAAAGTTTACCTAACTTATTATCACCAACAATTCGACCATTTGAACTACGCATACCACCAAGATTACTAGATGAACTCTTTGTATAATATAGCAAGTACTTGTTATTTGTTCGTGCTGCTTCTAAAATCTTACGCAGTCGAGCATCTTTCTTAAATCTATATGATACCGCATACTCAAGTAACTCATCTTTCTTTAAAGCAAATTTACTTTCATTAAAGACTGTTTTATATTTTTTAAAGGCAGCAGCCCCAGTAGCAAGTTTGATTTGAGCAGATTCTTCTTTAATTAGTTCAAAATCACGATCTTCTGAAATAGGTTTCTTTTGTGCTTGGGTTTCAAGTAGTCGTTTGCGAACAAACGATTGATGAATTGTTCCAGTGCGACTAAACACTGTTTGAGCAATAGAAGGGTTTGTACTTCCATACTCATACATCATTCCAGCCATAAAATGCTCAATAGATGGATATTCAATGGAAGAATCATCAGGATCTTCAATAGGAAATGGTGCGGATGGTGCCAACCAACGAGCAGCTCCTTTATCATTGATTCTTAACTTCTTATCATCGAGTGAAGCATCAATATAAAAGTTAATGACTTCATTATTTGAATATAGTGTATCACTTGGAGCAGCAGTACCTTTTTCTACTGGCACAGTTCGCTGAACTTCTCTATCTTCGCGTTGAGATTCTTCTTTAATAACTGGCATAACACTATCTTCTTTTTCAAATACGCGATTAATTGCTGTAGGGGCTTCAGGTTCAATAGGACCTGCCTCTGCTACTACCACTGTTTTCTCTTTTGGTTGATCATCTACATCCGCTACTACTAGTGTTTTCTCTTTTGGTTGAGCATCTAGATCCGCTACTACCACTGTTTTCTTTTTAGCATTATTCACAATTGGAACATAATCAGATTCATCCGCTTCTTCCTTTAATACAACTTCTTTCTTCTTTCTAAATACAAACCAGCGGTTCAAGAATGAAAACTTCTTTACTGCTTCACTCATAATATAGTTTTTACCATGCTGTTTTGACATATTATATGATTCACCAAATAGATTTGTACTGTGTTTTAATCCAATCTCTTTTAGCTCAGTTTCAGAAAGTAGTTCTAAACCATTTTCTTTCATGAGTTCAGTAAAATACGGGAAACTTACCAAGAATTCATCATGAGATGAACCAATACTAATAAAATCCACATTAATTTTTAGACCTAATGAATCTTCATCAGGTGTTAGTTCATCCGCATCATAATCTTTACGAATATTCCAAAGAATTGTATCTTTTTCAGTTCCAGTTAGTGTACCGCCGCTTGGTACTTCCTTTAAGAATTTAAATACAGAATCACCATCAAAACAACAACCAAAGAAGTATCCACCTAACTTTACACATTCACGAATATTGCGAATGAGTCCATCAAGCTTTTCTTTTGATTCAAAGAAGTAATGAAGAGCAAACATACATGCCATTGCATCAGCACCATCTTTTAGTTCTCCAGCACCATTATGGTCGACATATGATAATACTGGTCCAATAGCAGAATAGCGACCATATACGCTACGAAGTATATCACGTTCTTCATCAGTCGAACCAGCTCTTCCATCAATAATACGTTTCGATGAGTCACCAATGGCAAATATCATAGGAGGTACTTGAATCTTTCGATTCCGCTCAACAAATGAAATATAACGCGCATATGCGCCATCTTCAGGATTTGTAATATTATCACCCGCGTAATCAATACCCAATACAAAGCGTACTTTATTATTTACCCAACGACGAATATCTGAACCTTTTCCAACAGCGATGTCAACAAGTTTTTTATTTCCACCGCGTAAACACGCATTATATAATACAATTTCTTTGATATATTGATTATGAAATTCACGGAGTCCTCGCACAAACTGTAAATCTTCTACAGGTGCTTTGCGCTCAAAATACTTTAGGGCAACATTATCACGCTCTTCTACTTTACGAAGTGTACTTGTTAGCTCCGCTTGGTTTGGTTGCGTAGTTCCAGAGCGAATCATTGATTCAGTGACTGGTTCATGAATGCTGTTCCATACACTTTCCGCAACATCTTCAGAATTGAGTGTTCGACCAAGAATACCTTTTTGTAGACGCTCTGTCTTATCATGACGAATACGAATAGGAATCCAACGCCAGCCACGAGGCATTGATGGGTCATATCGCATTTCAATAATACTTTTATCTTGAATAGGTTCATTATTAATTTCAGTAGCTACATATTCTTCTTGTGTAGATGGATCAAGTTTTACTTCACCATAGGATACACTCGCCATTGAATCATAAAACTGTTTAGGATAGAAAGGAACAGGTCTATATTCTCGTACTTCTTTTTGAGTATCTCCATGTTTTCTCTCATTTAATAGTATATCACGAGGATTAAACGCTTTTGAGCGACTACTACCAACAAATAGTCTCATTGTTTTATAACGAACTGTTTCATTTGTTTCAGGTTTAATACCAACAGTTACACGGTCTAGATTTGGATTATCAGGGAGTTTTTCAAATCGTACAAGGAAATCAATCGTATTATCTTCAGATGGTTTCCATTTGAATTGGTTATAGAATGTTGCGCCAGGCTTAATAGTCTTTTTTTCTTCATCATACCCTGGTAATGGCAGGTCATTTGGTGTGAAAATTAGACCATCTGTATAGTAGATTCGGTAAGTATCAAGTACTTTAGCAGCATTCTTGAAAATACTTAAATCATTTGGTTTAGCAAATAAGAATGTTTTCATTGATACTTGTAACGTATTTTGCGAATTTAGATAAGGAAGTAGTTTTGTTGGACCATCTCCTTTATTAAATGTTTCTACCCAGTTTTTGAGTTCAGCATAACGACTATTTTCTTCAGCATAGAATGGTAGTTGGCTTACATCTTTTTTATCAGCAGCATAATAAATATCAAACGCAAGAAACTGATTCATATGTTCTTTATTACGTGTACGTGTTACCCATTCACCATCAATAATACTTTCACGACAGTACTTTTGCTCAAGACCGGTACGATATACATTTAATCCCATATCGATTAAATATAGTTCACCTTTTGAATTTGTATACGCCATACAACGTAATCCATCTGCTTTATCTGTTACATTATACCCAGTACGAATATTTGGTACATCATTCTCAATAACATCGCTAAAGTTACGCAGTTCAAGAGTTACTGGTGAGCAACCAAGAAAGCGATTTGATTGAATAAAATTTTGATAGCTTTGTAGCACAGTATCTTTCTTTGATTTACGAATTAAGATAGAATTCTTTTGGATACCGCGTAGAATTTCACCAACGCCTTTTACAATACGTTTTTGCGCAGATTCTACTGTATCGCCTTCTAGACGTAAAAGTTCAACTTCAATCTCATATAAATATGGATGTGTTGATAAATCTTGATCAAGAAATTTGCGTTGCCACTTAAACTCACCTTTTGAATCACGCTTTGTACTACGCACGATTGATAAATCATATCGTAGACCAGGCTCTTCAAATGACCAGCGACGAATCATACGAAACGCTTTCTTTTGAATGGGCCATTTTGCAAATAGTTCTTTGATACGTGCTTCATCGTTTGCCATTAGTACTTCACGACGTGTTTTAATACGTACATCATAATCATCTAAATCAACTTGTGAATCAACACTTGACCGGTCTTTAATCATTGCAACAAACGGCTTACCAGCAAGTGTATCATCACGACAGTATTGTTGAATTACACCCATACTCTGAATAGTAAAGCGTACATGCTCCGGTGTTGTAATTGTAAGACGCTCTTCTTGACTTAATTCTTTAAGGCCTTTCGAACGCAAACGTAAAGCAACTTGAAAGAATGTTGTAGCGTCAACAGTTCCTTTACCAAATGTGCTTTCCAGTTCATAATCTGGATGTTCAATCCAGTTACTAATCTGTTTTTTTAATTGCTCAGCTTCTGCTTTGTACAACTCCATTGTATATTCCTATAATTACAAATAGACAATGCTTTAATCTAAAAAATATAAAACTAAAAATAAATCAATTTTATACAAACTCATTATTCATATGCCGGATTGCTTGTGCTTTTCCAACCGCTGCCATATATTCATCTTTTTTTGCTTTTGCGGGTAGTATAAGATTTAAATCAGAAAGCAATTCTTTTAGTTCTTTCACCGTTGACTCTGTTGTTGGCCATTCATATGTATAATTATTTTCTAGTAAATTGAAAAACCAATTCTTAAAGTATGGGCGGGCTTCTTCTACGCTAGTGCGAATATAGATGCTGCGACAACCATATGATGCTAAGTAGATAGGATACTCTTTGGACCAAGTACGAATATCTTTAGGAAACGTTAAAATTTTCTTGGAACTTTCATTTACTTCAGCATATTGAAATCCATAAATATGTGTAAGTGCTTTTGATAAATCGGGAAGACTTTGCTGAGGTGAAACAGCAGAAGTATCTAACGATTCAAGTTCTTCAATAGCTTTCTTACGATTCCATCCACGACCTTTTAATTCATTTTGAAATCGTTCATGTAAAACTACAAGAGTTTCTCGGAGAATTGTTTTTCTTGTTTGAAAGTTTCCAGCACGATATTCTGGATTTGTATGCCATAAATATAAAGATACTGGTCCTGGTGGGTCAAGGGGGATAATACTTACTTGACCGGGACCAATTTCTGGTGTCGGATTTGCTTCATTTGTATCTGAAATAATTTTAATAGATAGTGAATCAATTTTAGAATCTTTATTTGGATTTTCTTGAATCCATTGAATAATAGTATCAATCATTTCTTAATTATACTTAGTGATATATGTTTAAACCTAATAACCGTTGTTTAACATATCTTGCGCCTTCTTTTCTTCTTCTTCACGCTGTTGAAATTCTTGACGATTTTTTTTACAAAACTCTAAAAACTGTAACATTTGGTCAAATGTATCTTTTGATAATTTACTTACATCAAAAAAAATACCATTTGAATTTTCTGTAAAAGAGCTTTTTGTTATAGTTAATATACGAAAAAGCTCTTCTTTTTCAGATTTATTTAAAATTTTTAGATTTTCTAAAAAATGTTTGCGTAGTTCGTAGTCTTCAATATCATTATAACTACTCATTTTCTAAAACAAGGGATTCATCTTCTGTTTCATCTGTTTCCGCAACTTTTGATTTAGTTACAAAGATTCCAACACTTAAAATAGATTCATCATTTACTTGAAAACGACTTTTCTTAATTTCTACTTTAATTGTATCACCAACCATTACAGAATCAAATTCTTCATTGCCAATGTGTAAATCACGTGGTACAATGACACGGATTGCGTTCTTATAATTAATATAAAGACCCATCTTATTTTTACTAATAACTTCACCTTCAAGTACAATTCCATCTGGAGGATTAATTACATTACCTTGAAGTTGTACATAAAACACATAATCTCCAACATAGCGACCCAGTGATGCTTTACCTAGAGAGCGGGATAAGATTTTTAGAGAATTTTGTAATACATAACCATTTCGTGAACACTTATTTTCTAGTTTCATTTTTAGTTTTTCAAGTAGTATATCATTAATAGATGTAATTTCTTTTGAGAAATCATTTGGAACCAGAGATACTTGTTCTTCAAATAATACTGAATGTTCCATTTTACTATATATACTATTAGTTGTTTAGATAACCAATTTTTTTAATTTTTTACTCTTTTGTAACCCTGCCTTTATGATTTGTCTTAAAAGAAGATATTGGTCTATAAAACCATCGTACATTTCTAATCTTTTTCTTATCCATCCATCGTAGTACATATTCTTTTATTGAACAATACATATTGGCATTTTTTAATTTTCTTGAACCACCATCAGGACCAATTGTTGTTTCATTTAAATCAAAGTCGCTTACATAATTCTCACGAAGTATTTTTCCAAGTAAAAGTAATGATGTTAAATGTTCTTTAATACTACTCGCACCCCTACATTCAGAACCACCTTTTGGCTTTGAACCAACTGGTGCTGGAACATTTGTTTTAAATACTATTTGTTTTCCTTTTGGAACCATATATCCATAATATGGACCAACATTCGAAATATTTGCTTCAGGAATCCTATTGAAAGGGTCTTTTGTATCTTTATCTAAAATACGTTTTTCTGCTTCAAAACATAGCTTCTTACCACAATAATAGAGTATATCATATGGTTCTTTATAATTTAAGTATCTAAAGTATTTACCATTTTGAACTATTTGCTCTTCTGCTACTTTTTGAGTAGCATCATCATCATAACTTGCTAAAATAAGTTGTTCTTGAGTATTTAATAAATTATCCCATACAAAATCTAAAAACACATATGTTAGAATTGTACGATATTCTACATTATCTTTTACTGATACATATAACCAAATTATACACTCTAAACTTTCAGCATATGTGCTTTGTAGCGACTTATTTGTATACTTTTCACTTAACACCTCTAAAACAGATTGTTGTAATTTATTTTCTAAACTACCATTTTTGATTTTCTCAGCCATTTGTAAAATTGTTTGCCAGAATTTCTGAGTAAAATTTTTTTCTTGCTCAACAACAAGCTCTTCTGATACAACATCTTTTATCTTTTCTTTTAATGGTGTAAAACTATCTTGTTTAATGGGATAATTTGCTACACGAATCGCAAGTGGTATGTCAGTGGATTGAAGTTCTAGTGGTTGGAATAAAAAGAATCCATTCTTATATGTTAAATAACCTTCTTTTTTATTTACAACTAAACGAAACGATTTATTATTTACAATATCATGCAATATACTATATAATGCTTCTATAGGTATAGCTGATAGGTTTTCAACTAAATCTTCTGGTTTCATTAATAGTAAACCTTCATCATCTTCTTTTGTTTCAAATAATTTTTTAATTACTTTCTTAATTTGCGCTTCTCTCCATCGCGCATCATATTCATCATATGTTAGTGTACTAGTTACTTCATCTAGATTAACTGGTTCATTACATGTATATTTACATACTTCCCAATCACACATATTTGTATAGTTTTGGTCATTTACATTTACTTCATATGTATTTCCTTGAGCATCTGTCTGTATTCTGTTTGGCAAACCTTGAATTATATTTACATTTATATTTAGATTACAATCTAACGCATATTCTTTAATTCGACGTGTTACTTTACCCATTTGTAATGCTTTTGTAATACCCAAACGATACATATACATATCAGCAGATTCTTTATTTCTTGATAAACTATTTACAAGTAAATAGATAGTACAGTTCCGCTGCTCTTTTGTAATTTTAGGATGAATATGACTACATGTACGAATCCCACGACCTAATACTTGTTCCATCTTATTCAAGTGGAACCAACTATCCATTACATAAATTTCTCTTATATATTTCAAATCTATACCTTCACTCGCGACTTGACTGCCTATTACTACTTTAATATCTGCTCCGTTATAATTTGTAAACGCACGCTCAGCTATAACCGCTTCATTATTATTAGGACTAATATCCTTGCGACCAGTTAGTAGTACATATTTAGCAGGTATAAATTGGTGATTACTTGATTTATGAGTCTTCTCGCGTTCTTCACATAATGCGCATTGCCGGCCAGATTCTAACATACTCCCTTCATATAATAATCCACGATCACGACCATATGGCGTATATCCGTTTGCTTCTAATGCTAATGCAAGAGGTAGCGCACCAGATTTAATAAAACGACTATAGACAAAAACGGGTCCTCTTGATTTTCTCAGATTTTTAATAATAAACGCAGATTTTGGACTATAATTTACTAAATTTTCTTCAAGTAACCATGTTGGTGCTCCTATACGTGAACTAAAACGAGTAAAATTACGAATACTATGGGCTCTATCATCAAATGTATTATCAAATCCATAATCACGAATGCGTGATTCTATATCAAGTTCCTCATCGCCAGGATATATCCAGTTTCCAGATTGAACAATTGTATCAATGCTATTTACACCTAACCCATATGTTTCAACACTTGATTTAACAATATCTTCATATGCGCTATATGTTTCATCACCATATTTAACTGGTACTATTGGCAACTTTTCCAATCCTTTTCTTACTTCGTCACTCATTTTAACTTCTTCATTATTTAAGCTTATGGCTGGCCATATATCAATTTTGGCTGCTTTATATGGATTTAAACGAATAGGAAATGAAATAGGTGTTTCTCCACGCATGTAACTTATGTACGCTTTCACAACTTTTCCAAATGTTTTTAATCCATCTGGAATAAAATTCCCTTTTGAATCAAAAATATCTGATGATTTTAAAGTTGCTCGTTTATCATTTTGTAATAAAAGATTTAATAAGAATATGATTTCTTGATAATTATTATACATTGGAGTAGCTGTTAAAAGAACAAATTTCATATTTAATGCGTATTGTAATACACGTGTTAAAGTTGGTGTAAGTTTCTTTCCTTCTTGAGCATCTGTTAGTTCTATAACACCACCTGGAGCATCAAGATTTTCTTCTTCTTTTTCACCCGGAATATCTCGTAAATTATGTGCTTCATCAATAATCATACAATTTCCAGAAAATTCTTTACGAATTATCTTAATTTCTTCTAATTCCCGTTTTTTAGGGTCTTTAATAAATGAAGGAATTTTGGAAATAGTTCGTTCAATATATTTTGCTAATTGTATATAACCCATAAACTCATAACGACTATTAATAAATGAACGAACTTTACGTTCTATTACTTTTTTATCACGCTCATATTCTGTTCCAGTTAACTGTAAATATAAGTTACCAGTACAACCTTTATGAGTATTTGGCAAATCGTTATCTGATATTGTTAGATTATTAATATCAAATATTGTTCTTAAAAAATTGGGTTGAATATTTGGTGGAGCTATAATAAATACTTTCTTTTTTGGATAGAAGTGTAAAAATGATTCTGTGATACTAATCGCAGCACATGTTTTTCCCACCCCCACGCCATGATATAATAGTGCGGATGTGTATGGTGTTTTACCAGATAAATAAGTACTTACAAAGCGTTGGACAGGGCTTATTTCGAATTCTACACGACCTTCACATGTAGCTAAATCTTCAATCGAATCGTACTTATTTTCAGCAAATTCTCGTTTATGAAATAGTTTTACTAAAAAGTTTTCATCTTCAACACTTGGATATAAAGCATATGTATTTTCAAAATCAATATCATCAGGAAATAATCCATGAAGTGTTAAATCCTTTAACATTGTGGCTCTTCGAGCTGGATCAGTTTCAACCAACCATTGCTCTAATTTTTCTTCTTTATTTGTTGCCATCTATACTTAATTAATAAGTTATTGCCTAAAATGTTTTAAGCGGACAATAGTTTCGTAATAAACTACTTGCCCGTAGCAACACTTCTTTTTTCTCAATATTTTCAGGTCGTATATTATTTAAACATTCTTCCAAACTAAACCAACCTAAATCACCAATTTCTTGAACCATATGAAAATTTGATGGGTCATATGCTAATTCTTTGTCAGAATTATACAGAAACATAAAATATTTATGACAATAGTGAATATGATTGCTTCCAAAAAATGTTTCACTTATAGAATCTAAATTACGAATAAAAATAACATCTTTTTCAATTACACCCGTTTCTTCTCGTAATTCACGTAATGCGCATTGTAAATCTGTTTCTCCAGAATCACGTCGACCTTTGGGGAACCCCCATTCAGGTACATTATACTTTTTTTGAGAATTGGCAATAAAATATTCAAGAGAAGGCATTTCTAGCTCATCTGAACCAGCTTTTAGTTGCTCAAACTTTAGCCTAGCAGATTCTTTATCATTTTTATATGCTTGTGTTTGCTCTTTTGGAGTCCCCCATAAGCCATTCCATAAACTATCAAAATCTTGCGTAAGTAGTTTTTGATGTTCTTGATTTGTCATTGTATCAATATGATATTGAATATAATCTTTATTATTTGTTTTATATTTTCCTCGAATAATTTCAATAAATCCTAAACTATCACGACGCTGAATCATTAAAAATTTAATATCTTTCATATAATTCTCGAATCCTGATACTGAATTATCATTTTTTAATAGTTCATATGATTGGTCAAAGCCTTTTGGTAGTTTTATTACAATACATCCAAAACTAGTTATTGGTGCTAAGCAATTTTTTAAATAATGACCATAATTACCACAGTTACTACAAAATATTGTTTTTTTATTTGTTCTATTCATTTATATATATTACATGTCTTTCGTTTAGACCAATGTTATAAAAAGATTTAATATAAATAGTTAATAAATGAAAATATTGCCTGAAGTATGGGGACCGCCATTTTGGTTTGTAATTCATATTACTGCTTTAGCATACCCACAAAAACCTACATATGCTGATAAAAAAGCGGCAAAAGAGTTTTTTGAATCATTATCATTTCTTTTACCATGCCCAATATGTAAAACGCATTTGAAAACACATTTACGGAAACATCCAATTACACCTCATTTAGATAGACGGGATGATTTATTCAAATATACAGTAATCTTACATAATGAAGTTAATATTTCATTAAATAAACCTACATATACTGAATTAGAAGCGTTATATTACTTAAAACGGCTTGGTGAGAGAAACGTTTCACCTATGATAATATCGGAGCATTTAGATGAAATTGATATGCGTTCAATGATTCGAGGAGGATTTCTTGGAGGAGGACTCGTTTTCACAACTGGTCTTCTTATATATTATTTCTCAAAATCAGAATAGATAAATGAAAATAGATAGAGAAGATTTATTTGAAGGAGTACAGATTCCAAAATCTCCAACAAAACCTTTAAGAAAAGATGTAAAAAAAGTTGTTGTAAAAGCCAAACTTTCGAATGAAGAAATGGAAGCTATGGAAGGGAAGCTTTGCACTGAAAAAGATGCTGACAAAATATTTGATGAAGACGTAGATGTGTATGTAGAAAACTTTGAAACAGGAAAAGAAGAGTTGCTAGCAAAGTTTCGTAAAAATGTATTATCAAAAGATATAATTGAACTAGGATGGGAAGCATTTTATGAGACTGCGGCACCATCACGAAATCGTGGTGCGGCAGCGGGTCCTATTCAATTAAAAAGTAATTACTGGAAAAAACGCAAACCTGTTAAAACAGATAAATGGTCTACATATTATATGCAAGATGGTAAAGTTTCAAAAATGAAAGTAAATAATAATGTATTTTCAAGTGTATTAGGATATTTTGAAGAAACACCTTTCATGAAACTTCCTTGTCGTTTAACATCATATACCCAACGATATTTTGAAAATTTTAATAGTGGTATTCCATTTATTCAAGCACTAGATACATGTTTTAAAACGTTGACACCAACTGAATATAAAAAACAGTATGAGCGCGCATCAAAACAACCATCATTTCGTATTGATAATACTGCTTTTTCATCAGTGACAATTAATCGTAACTTTCGTACTGCCTTACATAAAGATGCTGGTGATTTTCAAGAAGGATTTGGTAACTTATCTGTAATTGAACGAGGACAGTACACTGGTGGTTACACAATATTTCCTCGCTATAAGATTGGATTTAATGTACGCACTGGTGATTATTTAGCAATGAATGTTCATGAATTTCATTGTAATACAGAAATGACTGAAACAACAGCGCAAAAGAAGTTTAATAAGAGTCTTCCTAAAATACATTTTGATGATCCATCTACCGGCACATTAGGTGGTGAAAAACCGTTTACACGTATATCATTTGTATGTTATTTACGTGAAGGATTAATTGATTGTAAAGCAAATGAAGCAAAAGCATATTATAAACGTATTGGGTTTGATACAAAGAAAGGGAATTTGAAGAAATATAATAGGACTCTAAAGAAAAAGAAAACTAAATTAGATGGATAGATTAAAAGCTGATAGCTCTATAATAGTAAAAGGAGTATCTTATTTATTTTATACTAGTATTCTAGCATTTGTAATATTTTTAGTATTAATTGTTATTCATTATACAGCAAAACCTATATTTTCATTTCTTCCTTCAACTATTGTTGAAACATCTACAAGTGAAACCTATGTATCTAAAAAATTCCATAATGATAATCCTGCTCCAAACGATACAAAAATGACATTTAACCCTCAGATTACAAAAGTAAATAAATCAAAATTTACAATATCATTTGATTGTTATTTAAATGGAACATATCGTTCAACAACTGTTCCACGAGTATTAATGTATTTTGGTAGCGCACCAGCAACTATTAGTAATAACAATGAATTACGTGAATTTATAAGTAACTCTCAAGATGATGCGCCTAAACTATTTACTTCATCAAATAGTGATTTACTTACAAAATTTCAGCATACTAATTTTATAGTATATGCTGATCCAGTTAAAAATGATTTGAAAGTAGGTGTATTTACAGTGGATAATAATGATGCTACAAAAAAATATTTAGAAATAGCTTCAATAATCCCGAATATACCTATTAAAGAATCATTTCAAATTACAATTGTTCTTGGAGATAGATTTGTAGAAGTATATAAAAACAAAAAACTAGTAAATACATATAAAATTGGTTCTTTATCGCCAAATAAGGCAATCTTAAATACAGCAGATATACCAGCAGATTTTGGTATATACACTCCTATATCGTTTATTAGTGATACTATTAAAATTGGCAATATACAATTCTATAATGGTGTTTTATCGAGTGGTCAAATACGAGATTTGGTTGGTCCATTAAAACCAAATACATTTTTTACATGATAATTATAGATGAATATCATATACATATTTGTTATATTAATATTAATAATTGTAACATTTATGGTATTTACTTTTATTCCAATGCCATTTAGTGGATTATCTGTTCAAAATTCTAAAAATTATGATTTAAAAGATGAATCTGTTGTATTAAAATCAAATGCCTTTCAAAATAGTAATACATCATGTTTTCAAGGATTTTTCTACATAAATTCTCTTAAAAAAACTGGAATAACGACCCCATGTACAACTTCGGCAACAAATACAACCTTACCAAACTGTAATACAGGTCGTTATGCTTTATGCGCATGTGGAGGTGTTTCAAATAATGATTGTTCAAACTGTAATCATGAAGGTTATATACCATTAGTATCAATGAATGATAAAGTAATTGTTTTAGAATCATTGGGGGCTCCAGATGCGAGTCGTCAAGGTAAGGCTTCATTACAATTAACAATTAAAACAATCATATCAGGATTATTAGAAGATAGTTCTGGAAATAAACTAAATCCATCAAAGAACCCTATTGATGCATCAGGTTCTAGTACAGATAGTGCTCAAAGTGAAGTATACATTGAAACATTTATATTGCCACCAATACCATTTCAAAAATGGATTATGATTACAATTAATCGTGAAGGTCGCCGTTTTGATATTTATTATAATGGTACACTCGTATTATCAAAACATACTTCAGCAAATGTATATAATACAATAACAAGTGATGAAATTAAAGTTGGTAATAGTATGTTAGACGGTAGTTGTGGATTTTTTAATATATATAGTACACTACAATCAGCATCATCTATTCAAGCATCTTATACAAGTTTAACAAATACACGAGGCTCCCCATTATTTAATAGAAATCCTCCCGACATATCAAGCACAAGTTTATCACTTGATAGATTATCAAGTGGTGCTGGACTACCAAATATACCATCTATTTGCTCTTCTGGAGATTGTATAAATTCTCCGAATAGACCACCTTCGAAGCCATATTATGAATGGAGTAGTAGTTATGCTTAGATTTTATCATTAGATAGAAGATGGAAGCAGCAAATACAGTTAGAAAAAATATTAGCCCATTACGTCGTTTTGGATTTAATGCGTTAATATATGTATTCACTCTTGTTATAGTGGCAGTGTTTGTTTATTTTATATATAGATATATTTCTGGCTCAGAAACAATTCAGCAAAAAATACTTTTAACTGATAATATTGAAGCAAATAAACCTGAAAATGCAAGAAATTCTATTAGAATTCCATCACTATATGAAGGTGGGGAATTTACAATAAATTTTTGGTTGTATATTAGTGGATATAATTATCGCCAAGGTGAAAGAAAACATTTAATTGAAATATATTCTACGGGTAATTCACAAAATAGTTTTTCAACAATTTTAGTTGCACTTGGTGCTTTTAAACCAACACTTATGGTTCGTGTTCATACAGCACCGTCAAATGATTTAGTACCAAAAGGAAACTTTGGTATAACTGATTGTAGTGGTGGTAATCCTGAAGATTGTTCTGGTGGTACAATGAAGGGATTTTCTCAATTAACAGATACAAATTATACACCTGAAAATAATGTAAATGATAATACATTATTTAGAAAAGATAGAGAGCAATTTTTCAAACCTATGCAAGTAGATGAACCATCAAGTACATGCGATATAAAAGATTTACCTTTACAAAAGTGGGTAAATATTTGCATAACAATGAATAGCAAAACTCTTGATGTATATCAAGATGGTAGATTAGTAAAGACATGTGTATATAAAAACTTTTTTAAGGTTGATAGCGCAAATGGTATAGCCTTACGATATTTACAAGGAACTGCGAATGGCTTTGATGGGTATTTTACAAGATTACAAGTAACAAACGAAGCATTAAATCCTGATGAAATATACAAAATATATATGGGTGGCCATACTGGAAGTAGTCCCGCAAATGATCCAGTATCATTTATCAAATATATTTTTACTGGTTAAAATAGTTAAATATGGAGTCAACAAATTTTCCCGGAGAAATTGCCTTAGGTTTAGGAATAGTTACATTAGCAGGATCTGCTTTTTATACAGTACAATCTGTATTTAATATGGCTACAAGTATTCAAAATCGTTATTTAGAACTATTACCTTATACATTAAGTTCTGAAAAGTCAGAAATTATAGTACAAGACCCAAAAGTTTCAAATGCGAAAACGATTTTACCATCTGAAAATGAACGAACTGGTATGGAATTTGCTTATAGTTTTTACTTAATTGTAAATGAAAATACATTTGATGGAGAAGAAAAACTACATTGTGTATTTTACAAAGGGCATGATAATAGAACATGGCCTCTTTTATCTCCCGGTGTTTTTGTATTAGGAAATACTAATACACTACGTGTAATTTATGGTAGTTTTAATGATGCTTATAAGTATATTGATATTGAAAATATTCCTGTAGGTAAATGGTTTCATGTTGTATTAAATTATCAAAAAAATGCGCTAGAAGTTCATATTAATGGAAGATTAGTCAAAAAACTTCTTTTTGATGACGCATTACCTTATAATAATTATGGAAATATAAATATATTTACTAATACAACGACTACAGTGAATTTACCACATGGTCGTAATATACGGTTTGAAGGTTCAATCAATGGTAAATTAAGTAATCTTATTTATACCCGGTATGCTCTTTCTTTCAAAGAAATTAAATCATTTTATGATAAGGGTCCTTCTAGTAATACAAAAGTTATATCAAGTGATGAAGTACCACCTTATTTAGCTGACACTTGGTGGAACCAGTAATAACAGATGTTATTATTACTAGTCTTCCAAAACTTTTTTTGGTGGAACCAGTAATAAGTATATAAGTTTAATGCGAAGCATTTAAACCAATTAGCATCTGATATACTATCAGATGACCGGTGGTGGATTATTAACACTTGTCGCATATGGACAACAAAATGTTCTTTTAAGCGGTAATCCACAAATGACATATTTTTACAAAGCATTTCGTCGTTATAGCCATTTTTCTATGGAAAATGTTACAACGGCTTTAGAAGGACCATCAGAACTTTCATATGATCAAACAATTCGTTTGCGTTTGAAAATTGAGCGTATTGGCGATTTAGTTTCAGATTTATATTTTACATTTAGAATTCCAGATATTTATAGTAAATACGTAACTCCTAACCCAAATAAATCATTTAATTCTCAACAAGAATTTCAATGGACTCGATATTTAGGTGCTGCTATTATACAAAATGCTGCGTTTTTTGTTGGTGGTCAAAAGATTCAAGAATTTGACGGAACTTATATAATGAGTCGTGCTTTATTAGATTATGATAAAGATAAACTACAAAAATGGAAAAATTTAGTAGGAGATACACCAGAATTGACTGACCCTGCGAATAGTTTATATGGTGGTGGATTAATAAATCAAGGATATCCAACCGTATTAAATGATACAACTGCTGTTGGTGCTCAATTCAATAGACCATCTATTTTTGGTCGCGATATTCATGTACCATTACCTTTTTGGTTTACAGAACATACATCTCAAGCTTTACCACTTGTTGGGTTACAGTATCATGACTGTGAAGTACAAATAACTTTAAATCCTATAAATCAATTATATAGTGTATTAGATGCTTCTGGATTTCGTGTAGCACCAGGATATTTTGTAAATTCTGATACTTCTAGTATTCAAAGGAATATACCTATTTACGCAAATATGGCAGATACAACGTCTGTACAGATGAAACAGTTTTTAGTTGATTGGAGTTATAACACACCGAACTTTAATAATTGGCCATTAAATGCTCGTCTTCAAACAACTTATATATATTTGACAGATAACGACCGTCGTGTCTTTGCGTCAAGTCCTCTCTCATATTTATATCAAGAAGTACGTCAGTTTCCTTTTTTAGGTTTATATAATCGACAAATTCTTGATATTGAATGTCACAACCCAGTATCACGCCTTATATTAGTTACACGACGTTCTGATACAACATATAGAAATGATTTTAATAATTTAACAAATTGGTACGCCTATCCAAAACCACCTTTTGTGCCTACACCAGGTGCATCTCAGTACTTACAAAACTATAATTCTTCAGGATTACTTATAGCACAAGGTCAAATGGAAACAATTCGAGCAATTCGTGTATTGGCAGATGGAAATGAGATACAGCAAGAAAAACCAGTTGATTACTTTACACGAATTACACCGTTCCGAAACTTGACTGGTGATTCAGAAGATTTAATTCCAGTCTATTCATTTAGTTTACATTCTCCAACGGTTCAACCAGCAGGTAGTATTAATACTTCACGTATTCGTAATTTCCAAGTAGAAGTTGATGTGTTTCCATTACCATTAAATACAACGTATACATATAACTTATATTTATATGTAGAAAGTTATAATTTCTTTGAAGTAGCTTCGGGTATGGGAGGTAAAAAATACAGTCTGTAATTAGTATGGCAAGTATAACAAATGCTTTAAACACAATTACACAAGGAACTGTAAATTCATTTGACCCAACAACTTCTGCTATGAATACATTACAAGGAACACTAACTGGTTTGGGTGGTGGATTAGGAAGTGTACTTCTATCAATTCCCGGAATTGGACAGCCTACTGTTAATGCTTTAAATAGTTTAAGAAAAAGAGCTCAAGATACTTTAGCAAATGCTCGTTCAATGAGTCCAGATAAAATTCGTGAAGAAAATGATAAAATAAATCGTGAATATGAAAAATTAGTAGAAGAAGCAAGAACAAAAGGTGAAGCGGCACCAGTACGAGAAACTCGTATACAACAAGCAAGAACAACAATAAGTTCTTTTTTTAAAGATGTATTTTCTAATACATTATATATATCAATATTTATATTTGTAGTAATTCTTGCTTTATTTGGTTCTTCCATTGCTGCGAATTCAATTGGTCCAGGGATGCCATTCTATTATTATATTTATTATATGTTATATGGCTTTTTACTATTTCCAGTATCGATATTGCTTGGTATTTGGAAATATTATGTCAAAGGGAAACGTCCAATGTTTTATGCATTATGGGCCCCAATGTTCCAAGGAAAATATACTGGAATATTTCAATATGCTTTAGTTAATACAGATATAATAAATTATACATCACAATCTACTGCTATAGAAATGCCAACGAATAGTGTATCAAATACGAATTGAGAAGAGTTTAAAACTTTATAACATAATGCTATAAAGAGAGAATGGAATCAAAAAAATATGCTACATTTCCTTTTGTGAGTGTGATTACACCCACTTACAATAGAAAACGCTTTATTCCATATTTAATTGAATCTTATAAATCTCAAACATATCCAAAAGATAAAATGGAATGGATTATTTATGATGATGGCAGTGAACCAGTAGAATCATATTTTAAAAATTTACCATTTCCAAATATTCGTTATATTTATAATTCTGAAAAAATGAATATTGGATATAAACGCAACGTACTAAATAATGAAGCAAAAGGTGAAATTATTATAGCAATGGACGACGATGATTATTATCCACCAGAGCGTGTATCGCATGTTGTAAATAAGTTTCGTGCGCAACCAAAATACCAGTTGGCAGGTTCATCAGAAATTTTTATGTATTACACAGATATTCAAACAATTTATAAGTTTGGACCATATCATCCCAATCATGCGACAAATGGAACAATGGCATGGACAAGTAGTTATGCTAAAACACACAAGTATGATGAGCATGTAACTCATGCGGAAGAAAAATCATTTTTAGAAGAATATAAGCACCCTATGATACAGTTAGAGCCGCACAAAACAATGCTTGTAATTAGTCATAGTGAAAATACATTTGATAAGAAAAAGATGAGAGAAGATGAAAATCCTTTTACAAAAAAAACAAACTCTAAAATAAAAGATTTTATCAAAGATTCTAAGCTGCGAGATTTTTATAAGACCGCCTAAAAGTATAAAACTTTTTTAATAAAGAATATGTTAATTGACCATGCAACTTTACATGTATTACATCAATCATTTAATAATAGTTTAGAAGATGAACCACTGAAACAATATCCTACAAATGATTCATTAAAAATAAATTTACGAAGACATCAAAACGCTGTTATAGAAAAAATGTGCGTACATGAAAAAGAATTTCTAGAAGGAAAGACTATTGACTCTTCAAAATTATACAGCAAGTATGGTATTTTGGGAGATTCTGTAGGGGTTGGAAAAACATTTATGGTATTAGGTCATATTGGTTTAATAAAATCACAGCGCAATATTATAAACTTTCCAAATTTCAATATGAATAGCAATAAACATATGTATAGTTTAGAGTATAATTCAATAAGAGATATTTCAAATGTAGGATGTTTAATAATAGTGCCTCATACATTATTTAGACAATGGTCTGATGAAATTAGTTCTAAAACAAATTTGAAAGCTGCGTTCATGAAAACACGAAAGCATGTATGGAGTGATACTTTTATGGCAACAGTTAAGAAAGCAGATATAGTACTAGTAAGTAATACTCTTTTTAAAGAACTTTATATACGTTCGCAAGAATTAAATCTTTTTTGGAACAGAATCTATATTGATGAAGCAGATACAATAGAATTAACATCTACTATTCTAAAAAATCCACTTCCTACAAATTTTATGTGGTTAATTACTGCTAGTTTTAGTCATCTACTATTTCCAAATGCTTATACTATTTATATATCAAATAATTCTTATACAACGTTTAAGGAAAAATATAATGTTACTAATGAAATGGATTCATTTTTACAATCTACAAAACGCAATAATGGGTATAATAATATGTTTATTTTATCACTGTATACTCGTTCAAGTAGATATTTAAATGAAATAGTAAATGGAGTTCATCCGTTACGCGGAAATGTAGTAATACGTTGTTCAAAAAATTTTATTAATCAATCGATTTCACTACCTACTTTACATAGTCATACTATTATGTGTAAGCCTTCTATTTCTCATCAAATTGTATATGATATTATTAGTAGTAATGTGAAACAATTACTAAATGCGGGTGATATTAAATCTGCTCTAGAAGAACTTGGTGTTAAAACAGAAAACAATCAAACACTAATTGAAGCAGTAAATGAAAATAAGATAAAAGAACTTGAACGTTTAGAAAAAACATATGAATTTAAGCAAAGTTTAGAATATAGTTCTCCTCAAGTCAAAGAACAGTCGTTAAAACATTTACAAGAAAAGATTGACCATATTAAAACACAAATGAAAAGTATGAAAGAACGTATTGAAAATTATAAATCTGATGTATGTCCTATATGTTACGATGAACCGAATGATGCGTTACTAACACCATGTTGTACACAGATTTTTTGCGCAATGTGTGTTTTACAAAGTATATCTCGTAATCCTACATGCCCTATGTGCCGAGCAAATATAAATCCTTCATCCTTAAAGAAACTATCAACTGAAAATGTGGTTGTATCAAATAAAGAATTAGTAGAAGATATCAATCAACCAAAAAAGAAGATTGATACATTTTTTGATATAATAGAAAAGAATCCTAAAGGAAAGTTTTTAGTATTTAGTCGTTATGATAACTCATTTGTAGAAGTAATGAATGGTTGTAAAACACGAAACTTAGTTGCGAAAGAACTCAAAGGTTCAAAGGATATGATTGCTTCTATGCTAAATAATTTTAGAGAAGGAAACATAAATATATTATTAATGAATACTGTTCAAATGGGAGCAGGTTTAAATATTACAGAGGCATCCCATGTTATATTGCTTCATAGTATGACGCATGAAGAAGAAAAACAGATATTAGGACGCGCATACCGTGTTGGACGCACAGAGGATCTGCAGTTTATTAAACTGCTGTATCCAGATGAAGTTAATTAATATTATTACATAATATTTTTATACATGCTTTCTAAAGAAATAGCATCATATCGTTTTATCTTGTCAGGTTTTAATCCAGCTTCTTTCATTTTAATTTGCGCATACATAGGTGTTAAACGAATAGGAACATTATATTCGTTTGAAATCTCGCATAATAGTTTCCAAGCATTAAACATAGCACTTTGTTTAGTAAGTACTGGTGTATAATTTAAATCTTCACATTCTGGAATCTTAGAAGATGCGTTTAGTGGAACTTCTTGATTTAGTCGTAAACTAATATTTTTTAATTTCAGTTGTAAACTAAGTGGCAGAATCGACCAACATTGATAGAAAAAAGCCCAAAAATCTCCTTCATCGCTTTTATAATATGCTTTAAATAATGAAATATACTTTTTCCATGCTTCATGATTATTTCCTATACTTTGTTTAATACGTTCTGGAATATTTTCTAAACTAATAAGACTAGATAAATTACCTTCATTATTTTCAATATCTAAATCTAACATAGGATCCCAATTTTCCCATAAAGCCCACCAAGCAATTGGTTTTACACCATCAGGTATTTCAAGTATTTCATCTTGAAACTGCTCAATTCCTTGAATCTGTCGTTGTAATAAACGCAAATCTCCAGAAAAATTTTCTGGGGGAATATGTCCTAGCCATTCATGAATCTTTTCTTTTGCGGGAGATTCTACTTTAAATGTTAAACATACCTTTGCTATTTGTTGTAATACACGAGAATCTATTGTATTACTTATAAGAATAAGTGGTCTACCATATTTACAATCTGATGATTTTAAATATGTAAGTAATTCAGATAAACCACCTTTTTCTCCGTTACTTAATCCATCAATTTCATCTAATAAAATACCTATACCTCCTTTCTTACCATTTTCCATCATTTGTAAAATACCACCTTCTTTTAACAATGGTAGAATTGTTTTACGAAATGACGCTCCACTGCGTGTATGACTCGCATTAAATTCTATTGTTTTAAGATTTGATTGTTTAAACATTCTATGCGCAATTGTTGTTTTCCCAACACCAGGATTACCAATTAATAATACAGCGGAATAGTCGCGTTTTACTATCCATTGTTTAATTTTATTTTCAATATCTGGATGTAAACATACAGATTTTTCTAACATACTTATTTTTAGTATACATGTTTTAAACCGCATTAAATACGTGGTATAACATTTTCATATGTTTTCAGTCCATCATAGATTCCTTCAAATGTTAATCCTTTTGCTTTACAATCATTAATAATTTTTTCTCTACGCGCAGTATCATCGCGTTCATTTAAATGTAAATTAAATGTTTGAGAATCACTAGGTGTATTGTTTCCAGTTACTGGACTACTTGGATTAAATTTTTGTAATGGTGTATTTCCTGTTGCGACCCCAACAGTATCTACACATACATAACTATTACTTACTTTTAATAATGATAAATAATCAGGGCAATAATTTATAGTAAGTGGCCATTTTGTTGGCTTAGTTTGTTGAACAGTCTTACCGTCGGAAGTAAAAAATTGGATTCCAAATAAAACAAAAAGTACAAGCATTCCAATAAATGCTATTCCACCAGCAAGGAACTTTCTGAAAAGACTTAATACGAAAAAGGTTCCAGGGATTACTATAAAAGCAGCAAATATATATAATATAAATGTGAGTTCCATTCTACTATTATCATAAAAAATTATACACTAATTTTTTATAATACTTTTAAATTAAATATAGTCTTTATAAAGTATTAAACTTAATAACATCAAAGATTTTCCTAAGCAGATTAACTAATCTATAAAAAAACTGTTTATAGAGTACCGAACTGCACGACGGGGGCAGGGACACCGCCACCTTCGTAACCCAGCTCAATGTAGCCGGTCAGGTAGTCAGACTGGGGCCAGGCGCTGCCCGCAACACCGCCTACACCGAAGGTAGAGGCAGTTGTACCGCCAGAAGCGGCAGTGCCTTGGCGTAAGACAAACTGTACCTTGCGGAAATAACGGTTAGAAGATACTACATTCTTACCTAAATCCTTGAGTAAAGCACCAGGGGCGGCAAGAGTGGATAAGAAAGCTTGATTGCCAGGCTGGGGAGTCCATGACCAAGACGCAGTTGAGAATGTGGTAGTACCAGCGTTAGGGTTGTAGGCTAAGATACTCTGAGTTAAAGAAGAGATGCTCATGAAGTGGGAAGGGGAATTCTGGCGAACACGAGATACAACGGAGGTCATTTTATACCTTTTATTTAGAAAATAATTTTAGGAACCGGTGGTAGAATGAATTTTGCCGAACTTGAAAATAGTACAGACCTCCGTGGACTTCCATCTGGAGTCCCTAAAGAGGAAACATCCAGTCTACCGAATACTACAAATTCTAATAGATTTAGTTCTCAAAATGGCCGTGTTACTTTTGGCCCTTCTTTTGATTCTGCCGGTACATTTGTAACCCCTCCCGGATTTAAACACCAAACCGAAGTCGAGAAAAATTTTATGGATGATATGCTTCGTGGAAACTGGGAACAGAATACTTTGAGCCGGACCTTTTTTTCTCCACAGAATATTCGAATTATTCAGAATGCTATCCGAAAGGATGTTTATGAGAAAAGTGGTGATAAGAAATATGTTGTCGATGACCAATCCGTTGATGAACTAAAAATAATTATGAGAGCAATCTATTATCAATATGCCCGTAATCTAGAAACAAATGTAACAGAACAGATTGATGATTTAAATAAGAAAGTTATTAATTGGTCTGTACCTCATATATTAAGTGCTGTAGACCACTATCATTATTATATAAATGATATTAGTCATTTACCAGTTCCAATGCAACAACCTCAAAACATTAGCCGTGCCGGTACACGCAGTCTTCCAACAAATCCGTTTGTTTAAAGTTTTTTAGAAAAAACTTTCATTTTTTTATTAAAAAATACTTAAACCTATGTCAATATGTATAATTGTGGAGGAGCATCCACAATGGTCTATTAGCTCAGTTGGTTAGAGCATTTGTCTTATGAGCAGAGAGTCGCGAGTTCGATTCTCGCATGGACCATTCTAAGCCCCATTTTACTGTCAAAGGTAAAATGGGGCTTTTTTTATTTATTATATATAGTAAATAATGAATATTACAATAATTTTATTAGTAATATTTTTATTATTATTAATTTCATTAGGAATATATTTTATGTCAAAAAGAAATAATGCAAATCCAATAAGGACAGTACGAACATTTACTCTTACGGATATACATGGTACAAAATATGAAATTCAGAAACTTTCAAATGACTTAATTTTTGATAAAAAAGATAATTCTATAATTTTTAATTATTCCTATACTTCTACGAATGAGGCTCCTAGGTCAGAATTTCCAAACCCTACCTTTTTTGAGCTTAAATCAAATAGAGCAATACCTGATTCTATTGTAAAAATGAAAGATATTGAAGAATATGTAAATGAATCAACCTCACCAATAACATGCCAATCAATAAATAAAACAAGAGTAGCTGGCTGTAGTTTAAAGAAAGGAGCATATTATCAAGCAATTATAGTTATTTTTGGTCCTGATATACAAGTAATAATGGAAAGAGAACTTGAAAAATTATATAATGATTATGCGAATGAAATTGCTCGTATAACAGACCAATCGATTCTACAAGAAAAGGCTGCAAAATTTATAAAAGATATAGAAGATGCACAAAAAAATATTATAAAGGAATATGATATTAAAGATAAATTTTTACTTTCAGATGCTAAACAATATAATGATACTGATGGATTTGATGATTATACTACTATTAAAAAGACAAATAATTTAACTGGTTTTACTAATCCAAATAAGTTAATTTCAAAAGAATATTATCCTACTTCTTAGACTTCTTCACTTTCATCTTTCCATCACTATTGAGTAGCGCAAGTCGTTCACTCTTCATAGAAGTCCAAACACTTTCAAACTCTTCCAGCTCACGTAGCCACATGGCCGCAGCAGTTGTAGACTCAAGAATCTTGAGCAACTCTTGCGCTTTCATCACAGCTTTCTCAGCATCTTCAATCGCGCTCGCTTTTACACGGTCAATACGTAGACGCAGTAGATACTCGTATGAATCTACAGCATCAGGTTTAGATACATCAGACATTGGTGGTAGTTCGTGCTTCTTCATAATATCAACAATCTCTTCATCCGTCTTGCGTCGCAAGTCAATAGTATCTTCAAGAACACCACGAAGGAATCGCGCCTTCGCATCAGCTTCCATGGCGTCACGCTTCAGTGATTCAATCTCTTTGCCTCGACGCTCTTCATATTT